ATGGGAACAGGTACAGTTAAATGGTTTAATTCTGGTAAAGGCTATGGCTTCATTACTAATGATGACGGATCTGGAGATTTATTCGTTCATTTCTCCGCTATCAATTCTGAAGGCTTCAAAACTTTAGAAGAAGGTCAAAAAGTTACTTTTGATACAGAAGCTGACAGCCGTGATGCTAGCAAACTTCGTGCAGTAAACGTTACTGTTGTAAAATAATAATAGAAAAAGAGCAATCATATGATTGCTCTTTTTTTGTTTCCCAAATTATGTTAATATGGTTGTATGGAGGTGGTGTTGTGATACATACCGCATATGATGTGATGAAAGAATATCTGATAACCGGTGCAGAACTTGACGGCCAGTTTCAGATACCAATGCTCCCAAAAGTGGATTTCTCACCGGGCAAGTCGATTGACTTTGCGTCTTCAAAATCCAGATCATTGAAAGGCCATAAAGATCTGACGGTGAATTTCTACATTGACGACAAAAGCTTTCTTCAGGTATGGAACCAGCCGGATCAGTATATTGAACACCTGAAATGTTTCCATTCTGTTTGCAACACAGATTTTACAATTGCCTACGGTATGCCGACAGCACTGAATATCTATAACCTATACCGTAATCATGCGTTGGGGTATTACTGGTCGATGATGGACGTTAACATCATTCCGTCAGTAAATATCATAAGCCCGAAATACATGCCGTGGATATTCGATGGTACGCCACATAGGAGTGTGGTATCGTGTTGCACGAACGGGAGAGTACGGTCGAAATCTTCCAGAATGGAATTTTGTGAAAACTTCAAGGAAATGTTGGAAGCGATCGAACCAACTAAAGTTGTGATCGTCGGTATTGTACCAGATGAATTGAATGTAGACGTACCAATTATCAATCTTAACTCAAGGAGTCAGAATATGAAAGAAATATATGGAAAGGAGCAGCAGGCATGGAAACAATCAGCCAAGATGCGGCAAAACGCAGAAAAAAAGAAACAAGCCGGCAGAAGAGAAGAAGAACCAAGATTGCTGGTGCCGTAAGAAGGAAAAATATGAAAAACGATGAGCTGAATGTGTTGAAATGAAAAATTCACATCGTGCCGAGATACGTTATAGAAAATTATATACAAAATGCACAAAATAAAAAAGTCGCAGGTCTGAATTAGTCTCAGATTTCTGCGATTTTTTTCAGATTTTCCCAGTTCAAGCTGGACCGGTTTTGATGCTGTTTCTGACTTGTCGTACATTTCCTTGGTGCCCTTGCCCCATCCCGGGACCGTCTCGGCAACCGCCAGCCGATTAGCAACGGGCCACTACAGGAACCCGCGGAAGCCCCGCCGCCCTGCATGATCTGACAAACCGGAGCCAATAGCACAGCCTGCCGGGGATAAACCCGGAAGCAGGCCGGGAGCAGCTGCGGAAGCGTAAAGCCAGCGCCAGACACCGCCAGAACCAAAGCTAATTCTAGTGCAACGCTGTAAAATGCGTTTAAAAACGTTTTTTGTGCATCATTAGTAAAATATACAGGAAGTACATAAAACGCGCTAAAAAAGCCAAATACGGCATTATATGAGTATTTAAGGCACAACCGCCCAAGCAAAACGCCTAAAAGCGTACAGAAATAAGACCGCCGGAGCGATCACAGACAAAGTTCGCATAGCTCCGCGCAGTCTGGAAGCATAAAGACCCGATTGCGTGAAACGTCCGCGTAACTATACAGGATAATAATAACCCCGTTGCGTTTTGCCGTCAATCCCTGTTAGCAATTTATATTCAATGCTTTAAGGCACTTTTATATGATTGCAGTAAATATACCAGAATCACGATAAAAGCCGCTAAAACGTCAAATAGGAGCCGATACAGATATATATATAATTGTCAATGTGCATCAAACCGGAGAACAAGCCTCCCCCCCGGCGAAGTCCCGGCACAGGTCACGAACCACCGCCGCCCGGAGCGGATGCAGGACACCAGAAAAAGAGCAGCGTTTTACTGCTCTAAATAGTTTATATTTGTGACTCCGGGCAAGTCCCGGAAGAACTCAGAAAAACCGCCGTCAGTAACATTGTACTGGTGGTCAGATGTCGGAATCATGCGACCATCTTTTATTTCCATACAAGAAAGCTGCAGGAAGCCCGGCTTTTTCGTGGATTTATGCAGCGCATACCGCATAAAAGACACCGCCCCAGACTGACATCGCACCGGCGGAAAGTCGTACCAGATCAGCGGAACGCAGCCGGAAGCGACCGCAAGAAAAACATCTGCGGCGGCTTGGACTGCTGTTTCTTTTATTTTATCAACTTCGGAAAAATCCCCACTTTTTATGGCGTCAATAGTCTGTTTTGACGATGGTTTTATAATTCTATCTATCATATAAAAGCCCCTTTCTGGTTAGAAAAGCAGGCGGGAAAGCCCCGCCCGGAATTGTTTTATTTAGTTCAAGCAAGCGTTTATTTTTTCTTTCAGATGCGGAAACGCTTCGCAAATTTCTTGCACGCTGTCGGCGTAGTAATCACCAACAATTTTATCAAAAATCGTAATGTTCCCAGAGTAAAAGCACCCTAAATCGTTAAACCAGATGTCAAGCCCGGTTGCCTGTTCCTTTTTATCTTCGTACCACATATCAATTTTTATCATGTTTTTATCCTCCTTGAATTTTTGTTAAAAGGCCGCCGGGGAAATGCTCCCCGGTACGCTTGACGGCCTGTCTTAATTTTTTGTAATTCTTTTAAAAATGTCTATTGTAAGAGTTGCAAGCGCTCTTTTTCTATCTGGCATGTAGCCGCGTCTTTTGCTTTTTAATGCTTTTTCTGCGGTTTTTAAATTACTTACACCGTAAGATGCAGCTTTCTGTAATTTCTTAAATTCTTCCGGTGTAACCTTCACGGCTTTTAAGGTATCCCGATTGATTGAAAAATCTTCTTTATTTTCCGGGTGAAGCATCTGGCAAATTGGAATATAACAATCAGTTCCCATATTTTCGCCGATATTCCAAACAAGATAGTTACTTGGGATTTTCTCCACGATTTCAAAGACGTCCGTATTCCACAAAGATGTAGAAATGATTTTGTTTCCTTCGATTTTTGCTGTTGCGTATGCCATAATTATTTACCTCTCTTTTTTATTTTTTTTGAAGTCCGGCGGTTGCGTTGGGGCTACGGATTGACCGCCGCCGGAGGAAATTTATTTAGATGGTTTTTCGTATCGAATAATCGCAACCTGTTCGCCGGTGGACTTTAGAGCACCGAACCCGTTAAACATCGGGCCGTTAAGCCCTAACAAGAGCGGCTGCCCTTGCAGTTCGTCCCGGTGCGCCGGGTTTTCATTGTACCCGTAAATAAGCGAATTGAACTGCTCAGCGGTTTTGATCTCTTTCGGAAGATCATAAACAACGGTTTCGCCTGTAAACATTTTTCCTGTAATCATTGATTTTTCTCCTTTTCTGTGATATTTTATTTTTGCTGGTATTTTAATAATTTTTATTTATGACCCCGGAGCTTTTCGGGGTCTTTTTCATGCTGACATTTTATAAAGAATAAGGAATTTTAATTCCTCATACTGTCGGGAGTTAATCCCGGAGAAGTCGTTCCCGATCAGGTCCAGGAGCTTCACCAATTTTCTTTTTGTGTGGGCCTTTTCAATCTGCCCCAGATAGATGTTATATCTCATTTTTTTATTTCCTCCAGTCTAATAACAAGCCCTAACTCATTATTCTTGTTTGATCTTGTGATATAGAAATCAATCACTCGATCATCAAAATATTTTTTGCAGGTCTGAAGCATTTTCCCGCTCATTTCCCATTCTACAAGCTCGCTTTTTCTGCCTTTCTGGATTTCGAAGAAATCACAGTGCATTGTGTTGAATAAGTCTAAAAATTTAATCATGTTTTCCTCCGTTCCCCCGGCTCTATGTCTGGGTTGCTTGTTCTCTGCTGATGGTTATATAATACCAGATATAACGCACATATACAAGATGGTATAATGCATAAATAACGCACATATAAAACGCTTAAAACTGTATAATATGTATAACGCACATATAACTATTGACAATATAACGCACATACATTATAATAGAAGAAAAATTGAAGAGGAGGAACAGTGAATAATGGCAACTGATGCACAGAGAAAAGCGGTTAGAAACTATGAGAAAAACAATTATAGATTGAATATTGTCTTTCCTAAGGAAACAAAGGAGAGAATAGAAAACCTACATCTAAATAAAAGTAATAGTGCTTTTATTCGTGATACGGTTCTTGCAGAACTGGAAAGACTTGAAAAAATATTGAAATAACGCACATATACACTTGACATATAACACACATAGATGTATAATAAAGACAGTTAAAGAAAACCATTTCAAAAGCCCATTCGGGCGGGGCGGTCGCCCTAGTAACTGGAAACCTTGCATGGAAAAATATGGAGGAATAAAAATGAAAATACAGGGAATCGGAACAGTAAGAAAAGAAGTAGCAATGCAGTTTTTAACAGAGGACGGAAAGAAAGCCGTGAAAAGTGGTGAGATCACCACACAGGAGCTTGGAGAAATGTACAAGCTTCATGAAATCAAAAAACTTTCCAGAATTGGAAAGTGTAGCGATTTATTTGCAAATTGCTATAAATGGATTCCGGAAAGCTTACAAGAAAAGCTTTCACCAGAAGAACTAGCACAGCTCACAGATGCATTTTATGAATGCTATGGAGCCGGAAAAAATGCACAAAAATAGAGCTTTTAGTTAAGCTCTATTTAAAAAAATACTGTAAATAAAATTATTTCAATCCGTAGCTAAAAGGGGATTACTATTTAGCCCGCCTGTAAAGCATCCATCACAGGTGACAAAATAAGTATATCTCTTAGTCGCGGAAAAGTCAAGAAAAAAAACCGCATAGCCCCGGACAGGGGCGGACAGGAGGGAAAAATGGCAGTTACGAGATCATGGAAAGTATATGGAAAGTACGGCGGCCACTGGTTATCAGAAAGCTTCTTGCCGTCAAGAAAATACGATTGGAGCAGTAAAGAGGACGGCGTGAGAATTGTCGAGATAGAGAATGCCGATAAAACCGGTTCAAATCTTTATTCGATTATCAGGATAACAAGAGATAGCGCTGAATTATGTGAACGTGAATTTAACGGCCAGTTAAGTGACGGAATTTTTGAAAATTTCCGAACTGGAAACATTGAAGAACTTGCATAATTACGAACAATGATATAAAATATAAACAGCGTATAAACGGGAGTGATATTTGAGAATGATGTAAATTTAGCTCCGTAAACGCAAAAGCCCCTGGGAGATAATCCCGGGGCTTTTGCTGTCTTATTCTGGCGGCGTAACGACGGCGCGGCACTCAGCCGGTAAACAGCCCCACCGCCGAAGCTGTTATAATACATTTATCACAAAACCGCCGAAGTTGTCAAGCAAATTTTTTTTATTTTTGGGCTTGATTTTTAAAACCGATGTGGATAAAATAAAAATAACGACAGGCGAAGGAACTCAGGACGGGAGCTGCAAGCCAGAGCGTGAAAAGAATATTGATTAATCAGCCAGATCAAGCCGGACAAAATACCGGAAGGTCTGGCTTTTTGTGTTTAATAGCCAGAAAATGACCGTATTACATAACGTATAAGTATATAATAACTGGTTTTATAAACCCGTCCTAGATTCCAGAGACCTAGAGTTTATTAATATATATGCTATACAGTACTGTATAGATATATAGAGTTAATAAGAGTAATGTAACGGTAAAAATAAAATTAAATAGACTGTTGACAGTGATATAAAAGTATGATAAAACAGAGTTAACAATTGAATAAGCCGAAAGGCAATAAGAGATAATAAGACTATTTAAGACGATTAAAACCGAGCAGATCGGAAAGAAGAAAGGGATTTAGAAAGGTCCCGGAATGTATCTGCGAACGTGTTTTGTCGTCTTTTTTTATTTCAATTTTTGGGAGGTGATACAGTGAAAAAGAGTAATACAACAGTAACAGAACAGGGAATAGAAGTATATGAGAATGATATATACAGGCTTGTGGATGAATATATAAACACTGTGTTACAAGTAACTCCTGAAGAATTTGATACACAGAAAGAATATAAAGCTGTTGTTGCTGATAGTTTTGTTGATATGATCTTTTATATTGCTGATAGAATACCGAAACCAAGTAACGATGATATAGAGTTGCTGGATAATATATTTAATATATTTGTCAGGATATGCAGTAAATACAATGTGTTACCGACATTAGAAGTATTTAGCTTTTTAGTTAATATTAATCGGTCAACATTTAGTGATTGGATGCGTGGGGACTATAGAACAAGCTCATCGCATGGCACCACGGTTAAAAAATGGTTTGATATCTGCAAGAATTGTACAGTTAATAGGTTGAATAACCAGCCAGGCACAAATGCTAACCTGATATTCGTTGCAAAAGCAGCTTACGGCATGGCAGAAACAGCACCAGTGCAGACAGCACAGCAGGACGGTATACCACACCAGACAGCGCAGCAGATCGCAGATAAACACAGGGCGGCGCTGGAACTTCCGGAGATGGAAAAGCCGGAGCTGTAACAATATGTTGTAGTTTCTGTGATTAACACACAATATATAGTAATGTTCAATGTTCTTTTAGGGTGTACCCAAAATGAACACAGGACAGAATAAAAATATTTGTGCAATATGACAATAGATTTCGCCAGATATTCCCTTGATTACTGGCGAAGGCTTCCGGATAACAGCGTTAAGGCAGGGAAGCGGGAACCCATGGGGCGGCGGGCTTCCATGGTAGCGTCCGTATGGGATAACCGGGAGGGGGTGTATATAGCATCCCGGACACGCCTAGTAGGTTGCTCAAATTCTCCAAAATAGAAAAAAGGTCCTGTCACACGGACAAGACCAATAAAAAGAGGAACCATTACGGCTCCCCTTTAACATCACTGATATTAAATTGAACAATGACATCCGGAATTGCTTCAACAGCTATTTGACATCCAAGGAAATCCAAAATGGATATTAGTTCCTCAGCAGACAAGGTTTCTCTTGAAAACTTATTCGCTAATGCCTGTGGAGAAGTCCCCAGATATTCAGCCACCTGAACATTTGTAACTTTTTTCATCTTCATTATTTGTTTGATTTTTTGAGATACCAAAATATCACCTCCCAATTACATAATAAACGCATACGTTAAAAAAATCAATTTAAATTCACTAAAACGTGTATAAAACACTTGATATTACACACAATACAGTGTATAATTGACTTATAACGAAACGGAGGCGTGTATATATGAAAATAGGATATGTAAGGGTGTCAACAGTAGATCAGAACGAAGCGAGGCAGATTGAGGCAATGAAAGCTGACGGCATTGAGAAGATTTATATAGATAAAAAATCCGGAAAAGACTTCAATCGTCCTGAATACCAGAGAATGATTTCTGAATTGCAGAAAGGTGATACACTGGTAATTCACTCTATTGATCGACTCGGAAGAAATTATGAGGAAATCATTGAAGAGTGGAGACGAATAACAAAGGAAATTGAAGCAAATGTCATTGTACAGGATATGCCATTGCTCAACACCTGCCAGAATAAAGATTTGACAGGTACATTAATCGCAGACATCGTATTGCAACTCCTTTCATATGTAGCTCAGAGGGAACGTGAGAACATTCGTCAGAGACAGAAAGAGGGTATTGCAATCGCAAAAGCTCAGGGCAAATACAAAGGACGCGCCAAGAGAGAAATAAATAAGAAACTTTTTGAAGAGACAAAACTCAGATGGCAGAATGAAGAAATTACGAAAGTCCAGTTTGCGGAGATTATGGGGGTTTCGAGAGGAACATTATACAAACTTTTGGAGGAAGAAAAAAGATGATTGATTTTACGAACAAGTATATTATCACTGAAAACGATACAGAGTCAGAGAAGCTCCTTAAAAAGGCGATTTCTCAGGGATTCGCTTTACCGAAAGGTGAAAAGGCGATGGAGTCATGCAGACTATTTCATTTCATTGGTAACCCTTATAAGCAGGTAAGTACGCCAATGTTTTCCAAAGGGTTTGAATTGGAACAGGCAATCAGATATTCTGATCTATTTGGAAATGAACAGGAAGAGTTGAAAAAGATCGCTGATTCAGCTGCAAGATGGTGTCGGGCATACGGATATGAGCACCTGAGCGTATATGCCAATGAAGAACTCGACAGATACACTGGCAGGGGAATCGCAAAGACAAAGGATGGAACAGTTCAGGAAACGAGTATTGAATTGAAGAAGCCTCGCAAGATAACCGTATCTGAATTGGAAGAACACTTCGGATATCCGATTGAAATTGTAAGCTGAGGACGCTGCCTATGAAAAAGAATAACCCACAAGGCGAATCAATCCGAATCCGGCTTACAGGACAGCTAGAACGAAAGCTCATAGCCGAAAAGAACCGAACCGGCAAAAGCGTATCGCAGATCACAAGGGAAGCCCTGGCAGAATATTTTCGGAGAAGGTAGGCAAATGTCGATACTTAAAAAATTTTTAAAAAATAAAAAAGGCGGTTTTGCCCTTCAGGATGAAAATTATCATTCGCTTGAAAAACCTTTAATGCATGACAAGGTGTATGAATATCATCACGAGAAAGCTGTTCTGGAGGATGAAAAGCTGTATGACACAGAATCAGCGAAAAAAGTTTTTACATACGAATCAAGTCTGGAATATATCACATTATGTAGAGCAAAACGCAGAGCTTATTTCACAACCCCTCATGGGAATTGGTTTTCTGCTGAAGAAGAAGTTGAGACTGAAAGTAGAATCACTGATGTTGGAAGCTATTGTATACAGGCTGCAAAAACCATTTACACATACAGTGATCTTCGAATGGAACAAGAAGCTACAGTTAAAGTTCTGATCGGCAAAAATGATTATGAATTGTACAAGAAATATTTTGGGGAGGTAGAAGAAGCATGATTTCTGAAGAATATAGTGAACGCTTCGATGAACTTCGAAAGAATCGAGTCGAGGTAAGCTATCATAAATACGGTCCTGCCAGGAAGAATTATAAAACTGGGAACGTGCAGGCACTCCCGTCTATGGAACGGTGTATTGAGAAATATAATTCCACCGGAAACACAGAATATCTCGTGGATGCAGCAAATTACCTTATGTTCGAGTTTATGTACCCACAACATCCTAAAGCACACTTCAAAGCTACAGACAGCAAGGATAGTGCCGGGATAGTCGGAATTAGTGCAAAGGAAATGGAGCGTTATAAAAATGAGCAATATTAAATCTATATCTGTGACCGACGCAGTAGCCGTTTTAAGACACGAACTTCTTACACATGGAGAAGTTTACAATGGTTTCAAAGCAAGCCTTAAAACAGCGATTGAGAAGTACTGTACATGCGGCCTACCATTCGAGCCAGAAGAAGAAACCGCCGGTAAGATTCTTGATTTTATGATCGGAGAGGAACAGAAAGAATGATTCTTGCAAAATTTGTAGCAGCCATGTTGGATATTGCATTTTTTACATTGGTTTTAGCATTCCTTATATCACAGGATGAAACCGAAAAGAAAGGCAATCCAATAGCATCGGCAGTATTTATATTGATGGAAATTTGTTTCGCGGTTAATGCAGTTGTGATTTTTATGTTATAAGGAGAACCCAATGTGGTTAGCATTCACAATACAAATTCCCCTGTTCACCATACTGATTGAACGGGTGAAAATACAAGAAAAGCAGAAGCCTGTCGTTCTCAGGTTCGGGAAAGCCTTTGAATCTGACAGGTCGAGGCATCCAGAGTAGCTTAGGTCTGCGTTGGTGAAACACCGATGAGATTAATTATTTCCCGGATCATCTGTAAAGTAACTGGCGCGGACTTAACAATGTCATGGATGCTTTCTAAAACACCAGAATATATCACTTCCCGGGAGTGTTGTCCCGGGAAAACAATGGGCTATCGTCAAGCGGTAAGACACAGGTGAATACATGACAAAAGAATTGATATATGATGGCAAAACATACATAAATTTTCTTATTGATGAAAATGGAAATGTACTAAACAGTAAAACAAAAAGAATTTTAAAAAAATCAATTTTCAAAGATGGATATTATCATATAACATTACCAATGGGAAAAAGAGGAAAAGTGAAATCGATTAGACTTCATAAAGCGGTTGCGGAAACATTTATTCCGAATCCACGAAAATATCCAATCGTTCATCATAAAGACGAAAATAAATTAAATTGTTGTTGTGAAAATCTTGAATGGACAGACTCAAAAACAAACACTCAATATCATTTAAAAAAATTAAGTGAAACAACGGATTATTATAATAATCGAAAACTCACAAAAGATGATGTCAAATACATAAGAAAAAACAAAGGAACAATAAGCTCAGGAGAATTAGCAAAAATATTTAATGTTTCTAAAACTACAATTTTAAACGCTCAAAATTATAAGCTGTACAATTGATATTAAGAATTATTGGGGGTTGGCGAAGCGGATTAACGCATCGGTCTTTGACACCGACATTTTCATCAGTTCAAATCTGATACCCCCAGTAACATTCACCTGTATTCGCGGGTTCGAATCCCGCTAGCTCAGCTGACTGTATCTTACACATGGATATAGTCCCTCCAAGGTGCCATCTATCCCAACGGGGATGATTAAAGGGACTTCAAATGTCCCGGATGGTATTCTGCATGGCGCAGAACAATCAGACCCTTTGTTACGGCTGTGAGGGTATGAACCGTAACAGTAGAGGAACGTTGCTCTTGAGTTGCCTAATAACGCCTCTACTTAGGACATTTATCTCAGCAGGTCAGAGAACCCGGCTCATAACCGGGCGGTCCTGGGTTCGAACCCCAGAATGTCCATTTCTCCATCAAATGCCATCTGAGCCGTTATCTTGGATGGAAAAATTTTTACCAGATAATTGAGAATCGAAAGGACTGCGATAACCGGGTGATACGGCGACGAGTTACGCGCTACGACTTCACTTTATCTGGTGGCATTCCGGAGTTTAATGGGTTGACGAATCTAGGAGTTTTAAGGAATGCAGGAGTCCGTACAAGGTTCGCTCTATATCACCTATAGGGCATAAATATCCGAAACAACTCCGTGTAGCATACCACGGTCACCAAAAAGCCGTCAGGTTGGCAAAAATACGATAGTCCAAGCTATGAAAAATTGCCTAGTGGAGAGCATAACACGATAAACATATTGCTAACCCGGTGCAATCCGGGTTATGGGAGAATATTCCGTAGAGGTAGCGGGGTAGACTGTAAATCTACTGCCTTTGGGTTCGGGTGGTTCGACTCCATCTTCTCCCAGTGATTAATTAGAGACTGAAAGTTCAGAGTGGAAGAAAGCAGGGGAATAATATGGGAATGTATATGTCCGAGTTCCGAACATATTGTTTCTTATCGGTATGAGTTTTCTTCCTTGGGTAGTCAATAAGTGAATATGCCGTTGTTCTACGAAACATTACATAATTCTTCTAATTAATCTCTCATGGCAGGATAGAGAAGTGGAATCTCGCAAGGCTCATAACCTTGAGATCGGCGGTTCAAATCCGCCTCCTGCTATTTTCAAACATGGTTAACTCAGTGCAGATAGATTTTTCAGTCTAGCTGAGATGCAGGGTTATATGAGATAGAGTAGTTCGGGATACTGGGCTATCAACTATCTTTCTGGCAGGAGCGATTCTGCCAGAGGAGGAAGAAACTTCCAATACACCTTGTAGTGTATCATCATAAAGAGACCAAAAGCAGAATCCTTGTGGTCAGTGTATAATAGACGCTTGCGGTGCAAGAATAATCCGTTGATGTGAGGGGTGTGAGAGACCACGGACTAGGCGGAAATCTCATTAAGCTGATTTGCCTTGAACCTGAGAAATCGGGGTATAACACAAGAGATTCGTTAGAGTAGCGGTATGGCATTTCATTCATAAGGGAAAACTTCTGAAAGAACCGTGAAATTTGTGGGTGACATTCCCATTTGTGCTTGACCGCGGTAAGAAGCTCAGGGTCGCTCCCGAAGGCTCAGACTTATCGTCACAGTGGCTGAATATGGTTGCAAGTATGATGGATAAGGGGAAACCCTAATCATGTTTGAATAGTTGAGCTGACGTACCGAAATGGTTATAACGGCGTAGTCTTGAAAACTAATGTGGTGAAAGCCCTGTAGGTTCGAATCCTACCGTCAGCGTTATGGTGCATTGCTGTAATGGTATCAGAGTAGGTTGCTAACCTATCCAACAGAAATGTTGTACACGTTCGAATCGTGTATGTACCGTTCCAATGAATTGCCATCATTGGAAACAGGTAATATCTGTACCGTTCCGGTTCCAGTGTTTCTCGTTGGGAGATTTATGCCGTTCAAGTCGGCACACTGGACTTTTTTAATTAGACACAAAAGGATGTAAATATTGTTGCACGTGTAAATGGTATGCAGTATGCGAAGGTGTCTGCTGTAATGGCGACAGTGAACATTGTGCAGACTTTAGATGTCTGGACGATTGTTGTAAATACTGGGAGGGTGTTGAAAATGAGTAAAATATCAGCGTTGTACGTGGCGGTTGATTATGAAGATGCAGATTATTTTCTAATAAAATTATTTAATAAAATACATAACAAAACACCGATAGTGCAGTTCAATAGGAAAACGTTTATTTTGGAAACGGAAACATGTACTGTAGGGATTTTTATTATTAATTCACCTCATAGAACAAAAACACTTCGTGGTGCAGCTAGTTATTTCTTACAAAGTGACAAACCGTTTGAAATGCGGATAAGTAGAATTAATGAACTATATAATTCTTTGCAATATAAAGATTTATGGCTTGGAATCAATGCGAAGGAAATTACAGAAGAGCAAATTATTAAACTGCTGATATACGGAGATGTGGAATGAAAGTATTCGGCAAAGAAATCAAAGACGAATGTTCCAGATGCGGAAATATCCTTGAATGTGAGTTGTTCCGTCAGGGACATGGAATAAAACAGGAACGTGAGAATGTAGCAAAGATGATCGAGTGCCAGATGAATCACAGGAAAGGTAGGGAAAAATAAATTATGGAAAATGATTTATTGTTACGATACAAACGTAAATGTCCACTTTGTGGAGGAACGGTAATCAATACAGGAGTGGATATCTTTGGCGGTGACGTAGATGCTGCAGGTTTGAGAACTGATGCAGAATGGATTTGTACAAACTGCAAAACTGAATTTAATAGTGAATTTTGTCTCAAATCTGATAGGATTAAGACGATTTATAACGCAAAGGCCACATTACTTGATAAAAAAGATTGTCAACTTAACATTCTTGGAGAGTCAAGCACTAATAGAGGAATATGGTGATATAAAATGATTAAAATTTTAGTTCCTGTAACATTAAAAAGAATAAATTGCGGAAAATGCGGAGCAGTGTTGCAGTACGATGAAAAAGAAGATGTTAAAGAAGAATGCATAGAAAAAATGTTTTCTACAAATATGCCATCTGGACGTGGACGTAAGCAGAAATATATCATATGCCCACAGTGCAAGAATAAAATAGTTACGTGGTCTACAAGATAGGAGAGGATGCCATGAGAATTGAAGATTTGAAAAATTGGATTGTAGATCAGCTGAAAGAAGAAGTTGTTCGGTTGGCTGATGAGAGAGAAGCAAAGCAACATGAGATTTTACACAAAAATGAGAAAATTAACGAGCTTTATGCTGAACTGGATAAAATGTTCGCTTATAACAATAAGTTAATAAGACAGGTGAGCGAAAAGGCAGATACACCATTTTACGACGAATCTGAAGAAATCGCAAAATATCACAGGCAGCACCAGTCCGATTGCATCACGATTAATCAGCTTCAGACTACGTTGGACGTACTTGTTGACCGATATGCGAATCTGAGAAAGATTCATGGGGTGAGTTGATGTTATGGATAATCAAATTACTGTTAGCAAATTATTAAATATACTTGATGGCCTTTTACAGAGTGGCTTTGGAGATGCACCTGTGTTCTTAGGCGAAAATTATCCGCTGTTAGAAGATTCAATAAGCGTTAATCTGTGTGAAAACAAGCTACACATTAGGAATACATATTATGATGAAAAAATGGCAGAAGCAATGAGAAAAGCTATTAATGGTATGGAAGATGTACATAGAACATATATAGCAGATTGTTACAAAGCTGGAAGAGGAATAGACATAAAGGAGTGAGAAAGCATGAAAGATAATGCATATTTACTTAGTAGCCCTTGGATATAAGCCGTTCAAAGCATATATCTTTCTTCAGGAGCGTTTAAAACATGCATTGCTTCGTATAAAAACAATTATCTTAAAATGCATGGAAAACGCAAAATAAGACAGATTGCCGGAAGAAAGAGAAAGAGGAAGTTTCACAATCAATTCAGCGATAATGTAAGAAGCAAAATGAGAATTTATCTTAAACGGAAACGTAAAGGCATTAAGCATAAAAAGAATAGGAGATTAAAGTGAGCATCAAATCAGCATTTGAATCAGAGGGAATAGACTTCTCTCAGGCAATGAACCCACCGGAACCGTGGGACGGACGAGCATTAATAAAGAACATCAATGGCAAAAACTACGCTTGCTGTCCTTTCTGCCAGAAGAAAGCACTTCTGATTAGCCCAGAGACAAAGATTCAGCATCTTAAATTGAAATGCAAGGGTAGTAACTGCAAGAAAGAGTTTGAGGTGAATGTATGAAACTCCCAGAATTTGAAAAATGTAAATGTTGTAAAATACGTAAACTTAATAACGGAGATATTCGTTTATGCTGTGAACCGCCATTTTCGGAATACTTCCATACTACGTGTGAAGAAAGAAGAACAGAACACCCAGAACAATGCAAAGAAATATTCGAAAAAATCGAAGACAACAAAGTATATACAGCAGAATACACTAACATTCCAATAACAATTATGAAACCGTATGAATCAGCAACATCTTCGTTTCTTGTTATGGTAGAACAAGAAACAGAATATGCCAGCTTTGTAGCTGATGTAATTGGTAGATTAGACTACGACGAAACACTTATGGTAAAAGTAGGAGAAAGTGAGATTCCATTTAAGGTAATTCACATTGGAATCTCCGATAATACTTTCCCAATACGCTTTGAACTTATGGCGAAACAGATTGGAACATTTTCAACTGGAAGATGGGAAAAGATATTGAGAGGTATTTTGAATGAAAATAAGTCTTAAACGGATTAAATGTATTTTGACAGGTGGATGCAAGTTCAAAAGTTCGGATACAGAATCGAAATGTAATGACAAAGAAAAGACTTGCACTATTACGGAAACTTGCTACAAATGTGGGAAAAAGTATACAGCTATATTTACTTATAAACAGTTAGGGGTTCCAGTGAGGTGAAGGGAGAGTTTATGAAGAAAATATTTTTTGCTGCGTTATTATCAATGATGCTGTTAATCCAAACAGCATGTCAATCGACAACAAAGAATTTTGGTGGGACAACCACAATAAAATTAAAACCAGGTGTAAAACTGGAAGAAATCACATGGAAAGACGATGATTTGTGGTATCTTACTCGACCAATGAGAGATAACGAATCAGCCGAAACACATACATTTGACCAATCAACTGATTTTGGTTTCGAAGGTCAAGTAATTATTATTGAGAAGAATAAATAAATCAGTCAGAGAGCCACATGAGAGCCAGACTAAATCCTAAAAAGAAGGGAGGTCTGGCTCTATTTTTATGTCAAAAATTACAGAAGGTTCGCTCGAATGGTATCGGGCAATCCTAAGTCAAATCATTAATGACGATATGACGGTCTATCAAAACCAGAAAGACTGCCTTGATCTGCTGTTAAATATGAATATTGACCTTCCTTTCAAGGATAATCCAGATGCACAACAGATGGGAATAAAGGTAAGCCAGTATGCACACAATATCGCAGAAAGGCAAGCTGCTATTACTGGAAGTGGAGATTTTGACGATATTTACTGGAAATATTTACTGTTGGAAGCACCATGGATTTTTGAAAGCTATTTGTTTTATATGGAAAAAAACAGGCAACCACGCAGAAAGTTTTACGAACCAAGAAAGAAAACTTTGAATATTCTGGTTCAAGACCTTCAGGACTTGGAAGATAGAAAGATTGAGTTTCTTGGTGTATCCATGCCACCACGAACTGCAAAGTCCACCACATGTATTTTTTTTCTATCTTGGATAATGGGGAAAAGGCCAAACAGTCATAATGCCATGAGTGGACATAGTGGAATTCTTGCGGATGGATTTTATGGTGAAATACAAAACCTTATATCAACGCCAGAATATACATTCAACGAAATTTTTCCAGAAGCAACATTGGAAAAGAAGTCAGCAGATAAGAAAGAAATTAATTTAGGAGCACCAGACCGATTTTCAACTCTTACTTGTCGTGGTATTGACGGTACGTGGACTGGTTCTGTAGATATATCCTCTGATGGGTACCTGTATGTTGATGACCTTGTTCGAGATAGGACAGAATCATTAAGCCCTACACGTCTCGAAAATCGCTACCAGGATTATCTAAACGTATTGGTTGACCGTAAAAATGACGGTGCAAGAGAACTTATGGTAGGAACACGATGGAATGTTATGGACCCGCTCGGAAAAGTAGAAGCAGAAAAGCGGAATAATCCACTGTATAGATTTAGAAAGATTCCTGCTTTGAATGGTGATGGGGAATCTAATTTTGATTACGATTATGGTGTTGGTTTTTCTACAAAATACTACATTGACATGAGATCGCGACTTGATTCTAACGAGTGGCAAGCAAAGTATCAACAAAATCCATTTATCCGTGAGGGACTTCTTTTTCCAGAAGATGAACTTAGACTGTACAACGGTATCCTTCCAGACGGAGATAGCAGAGTGGTTACTGCTTGTGACGTTGCGTGGGGAGGCGGAGACAGCCTTTCAATGCCTATCGGAAGAGAATATGAAAACGGAGATGTCTATATTTTTGACTGGGTATTTAACAAGGGAACAAAAGAAACAACGCTTCCAATAGTTGTCGGAAAGATTATGGGAAATGAAATACGTCAGATTAATTTCGAGGCCAACAACGGCGGAGATATGTACAAAATGTACGTGGACGAGAAGCTAAAAGAACAGAAGTATAAATGCAGCTGTACTTCAAGCAGGGCACCGGCAAATATGGAGAAGATGTCAAAGATCATAGCATATTCCGATGACATAAAAAGAAATTTTGTCTTCTTAGATTCTGACCATCGGAGCAAAGAGTATCAGGCTGCAATGGATGAACTTACTTTTTTTGTACAGCTCGGAAAGAATGTTCATGATGATTCCCCGGATTCGCTCACTCAGTTACAAATGTTTATCGAAAAAGGAAATGGAGCAGTTGTAAAAGCAATCCGAAATCCTTTATGGAGAAGATAATTATGGTAAATACGTTAAACAAACCAGAAGAAGTTGAATTTAATGGAAAAATATACAGACTTATGGGAGCAAAAAGATATTATCTTTCCACTTCTACTAAAAACGAAGAACGTAAACACGCAAAAGGACTTCATGTGGCTATATGGGAATTTTATCATCATCAAAAAGTACCAACAGAATGCTGCATCCATCACAAAGACGGAAATCCTTTTAATAATGATATTAATAACTTGGAATGCGTAAATAAGTCTAAGCATTTTTCTGAACACTCTTTAAATAATTGGAAAAACCCCGAGTTCCGAAAACTTGGCATAAGAAGCCTAAACAATATACGCGATAAAGCGTCTGAATGGCATAAATCCCCAGAAGGGTTGAAATGGCATCAGAAAAACAAAGAAAATTATTCTAAGCCAGTTGATATGTTTGACACAAACGGAAATAAATTGAATTCTTTTGCGAGCTTGATTGATGCGTCAAGAGAAACAGGAATATCATATTCCGGCATTGCTAAATGCGCAAAAGGTAATCAGAAAAAATCTGGTGGATTCGTTTGGAAATATAGTAAAAATTGATTCTTTTGGGAAGGAGATAACATGAATACAAGAGAATATTTAGGGCAAATTCAGCGTTGCAATAAAATAATCAACAATAAGTACATAGAAATTGAGCAGCTAAAATCTCACGCAATGGGATTAAATTCATTCTCTTTCGGAGAACGGGTTCAAACATCTCCCAGTCATGATAAAATTGGTGACTTAGTTGCAAAGATTGTGGATTTGCAGTCTGAAATTCAAGATATCACATATGAGTATATTGAAATAAGGTCTGAAGTGGTCAGGACAATTGACTCTGTGAAAAATCCTGTGCTGTACGATATTCTGTTTAAAAAATATATTGAGGGGAAACCACTCAATATAATTGCCGATGAAGTAGGTTATTCTTACCAAAGAACAAAAGAGCTTCATTTGGATGCAATATCTGCTATAAAAATATTAAAAGGATTTGATTCATGAACTTCATACTGAATCGTACTTAAAAAAGTTGTATAATATAAGCTGTAAAATAAGCACTGAGGCCAAACCTTGGTGCTTTTTTCATGCAGAAAAATAGGAGGACAGGCAGTGGGGAGAAACAAAATAAACTTTGTTGACCTATGCCAAGGCGAGTTTGGCAGAAAAATTGCCTATACTGGCGTAGACCAGATTACTCCCCAGAATGTGGCACAGGTCCTTTCTGATACAATTGGAATCCATAACAGAAATAGAACCCTGATGGATTACCTTTATAGATATTACAAGGGAGATCAGCCAATTTTATATCGTGAAAAACTTGTTCGCCCAGAGGTCAACAATAAAGTTGTTGAGAATCATGCCCTTGAAACAGTCAAATTCAAGGCAGGACAGATATACGGAGAACCTATTCAGTATGTCTGCAAGAAGAAAAAAGCGAGTGAAAAAACAAACGAACAAGTTGATAGGCTCAATGATTATCTGGACGAAGCCAATGCAGACGCCAGAAACATTCAGCTTGGGATATACCAGAGTGCAGTAGGAACTGCATATAAAGCAATTCTGAGAGAGGATGAATGGACAAAGGATGGAGACTTACCGCCATTCAGAATCTTCATACCGTGTCCGTGGGATGCTTATATCGTATATTCATCCGGAAATGGGAAACCGATGCTTTCGGTACAGATACTTAAAAACGAAGATAATCAGCAATATTATCTCTGCTATTCTTCAAAAATGTATTTCAAAATCCAGAACGGAAAGGTAACAGAATCTGGAATCAATGGTTTTGGCGGTATTCCTATCATTGAATATCCAAATAATCACGACAGACTTTCCGACATCGAAATTGCGATCACAATGTATGATGCAATCAATAAGTATCAATCTGACAGACTGAATGGGGTTGAACAGTTCGTACAAGCTCTGATGAAATTCAAAAACTGTGAGATTGACGAAGCAGAATTTGTAAAAATGATAAAACTCGGTGCTGTATCTGTAAAAGATGTAGGCAACGGAACACAATCAGACGTTGACTTAATGACTGCTGAACTAAATCAGTCAGAGAGCCAGGTTGCTAAAGATGATATTTACAACAATATGCTGATTGTAGAAGCAATGCCAAATCGGCAGAGCAACACCGGCGGAGACACAGGAAATGCAGTATATCTGAGGAACGGTTGGGATTTTGCGGAGAGAGACGCAAAATTGGTAGAAGCATTTACGAAAGAAGCTGAAAAAGCATCTGCCAGAATCATTTTAAATATCATTCGAAAAACTTCAATGGATGTAAATATCTCGACTAGAGATTTTGATGTAAAAATCACCAGAAACCCGACAGATAACATGCTTGTTAAAGCACAGGCGCTTGATTATCTGTTCAAAAATAAAATTCATCCGCTTATTGCACTGATTACTTGCGGATTATTTAGTGATCCACAAAAAGTATATGAAATGAGTTTGCCATATCTCGGAACTATTTATCCGGAATTGGCAGACCCAGACTCAGAGCTGCAGAAAGCGCAAGATTTGCTGAACGGCTTTAACAAGGATGTGATTTCAGAATGAGTGTTTCATCGTACGATGAATTAAATATCAGATTCAACAATCGCAGAAGTGAACCGTACAAAGAGTATTTCGACAAAATGTCTATTACATACTTTCATCGAAAGGAGAAGAATAATGGCAATTGCATTAAATACAGTGATTGTTGACGGTCAGGAATATAAACCGGGAGATGTGATTCCAGACTTCAAGAGTATCAAATGTGTTGATACGAGAGAACCAAGAAAATATCAGGGATTATCTGCGGATGTTTCTGTCCTGAATGATGTTATTGCAAAATACGCTTCGGGCGGGGCATCCTGCTTTATATCCGATACGGGAGAATACTATGAGTATGATCGCAAGGAAAAGACATTTAAACTTATCACCAATATCACAGAGCGTGGATTTGATTCCGAAAAAGCGTATGGTGCTTTAAAACACATGCTTAACTTAAAAAATGAGGTTATTGATACTAGCGTCAAGTCGTGGCTTGACAACCATCCAGAAGCTACAACAACTGTACAAGACGAAAGTATTGAGGAAATAAAAATCAACAAAAATTTCTTGCCGTGGATTAAAAAAGATTATGTTACACCTAAAATGTTCGGTGCTAAAGGTGATGGTATTACAGATGATACGGAAAGTATTCAGTATGCACTTAATGAAGCTGAAAAAACTGGAAAAACAGTTTTTATCCCAGATGGTAACTATGTTATTAAAAGCTTAACTATCCCTAAAGCTGTAAGTATTGTTGGTGAGAACAATAATTTTGGTACTAGCCGAATAGGGTCGGCTTTCTATTGCACCGATAGAAATAATCCTGCTATTTTAATGAACAGCTACTCATCAATTAACAACATTGCTTTTTATTACCCAAACCAGAGAATTGTTAATAGCTATGCTGTCACATATCCAGAAACTATTAGTTTAACTGATACAGAAATTACAACTCTAGTAAAAATAAAAAATATTTTTCTTGTAAATGCCTATTACGGTATTAACGCAACGCCTACACACGAAAAAATGTTAATAGAAAATGTGTGGGGGTACTGCATTGTTAAAGGTTTAATACTGGACGGTTGCACTGATGTTGACATGATTAGTAATGTTCATTTTAATTTTAACACTTTGCGTACTTTTTATGATGAGGTAGTCATGAGCCAATTTGAAACTCAAACAGCAAATGCAGGCTTGGCTTTTCAGTTTGGCAGATGTGATACAGCATTTATTAAAAACTTATTTGCCTACGGCTATAGAATCGGTATGCAGTTAATAACCTCAGAAACTGCTACTAACAAATTACCGCCTACTTACACTATATTTGATACTATAAGCATGGACACTTGTGATTTTCCGTTGTGGGTTGGAAACTGTTCAAATATTTTCATTAACAATTTTGTTGGTATAGCAAAAAACCATAATGATAATAACGACAATATAATTGCTTGTCTTTATTCAACATCTGGTACAGGATTAAACATATCAAATTCATTATTTACTGGCTTTGGAAAATGTGCTAGTTTAAATTCCGATGAAACTATCTTTAATAATTGCGTTTTTAGAAATTACAACCGACTTAATAAAAGTACAGATAAATACGCAATTGAAAGTAGAAGAGGAGATGTTTGTGTTAATTCGTGCACAATACTAGGTTCAAAATCTAGGGAGACAGGGTTTGCACATATTACCACAGGAACTTCTTTCACAGCTATTGGAAACATTATCAAAAATTTAAGTGATACAGGAAAACTTATTGAAGTTGATAATGACGCTATTATTACAAGCGGATTAAATACCATAATTAATAGCAATGTAATTCAGTAACAATAAAGACCTATTAGATTTAATTCTAATGGGTCTTTATTATTGTACTTTAATTGAATGTTGGTGTGTACCTATATGTCAATACAGTTAATTTAGAGACGAGTAAAATCGTCTCTTTTTTATTAAAAAAATATGCACCCCGATAGCGTAATCATGGGAGACACCTTGAGCTGAGCGAACAGCGTAAAAAAAGCGTATTGGTGACAGGAGATTTCAATGACAAGAGAAGATGTAAAAAAGATTTTTCCAGATGCAACCGACGACCAGATTACTTCTTTTCTGAATCAATCCAATTCTGATGTGGCTAAAGAAAAAGCTAAAAATCAGAAATTAAAAGAAGATGCAGAAAAAGCAAAAGCGTTGGAAACAGAACTGGAAGAATTAAAACAGCAGAACATGACGGAAGCCGAGAAAGCAGAATTGGAGCGTCAGAAAGAGAAAGCCGAAAACGAAAAGAGGATTTCCGACTTGGAAAAAGCACTTGCCGAATCCAACAGGAAAGCACTTTCCAGTGAGATTACATCTGCTTTTGCTAATGCGGGCCTTTCCACAGAAACATACGCAAGTGCTATTAAAGCTTTTGCATCTATGCCGGTAGATAAAACCGAAGACGTAATGAAGGAAGTCAAAACTTTTGTTGATGGAATTTCCGAGGCAAATAAAGCGGCTCTGGATAACGCAAAATCCGAATGGGAGAAATCAGTTCTTGATAATACTCCGAATCCGGGCGGCGGAAATCCGGATAAGGGACAGAAAAAAGATGACAACGATAGTCCAGCAGCTAAGTACGCAAAAGCTTACTCGGCACGCATGAACCCTAAAACAGAACCGGCAGACGACAATGCACCGGTTAATTTTTAATCAAGTAAAGGAGATTTAGATTATGGCTTTTATGAAAACAAAGCAGTATGAGTCCACTCCAAATATTCTCGAATCTGAGGTTGGGCTGGTACTGAAGACTTACACCGCAGACGCAACAAATGCAACGGCAGTAAATGATAAAAAAATCATCAAAGCAGGTTCCGTGTATCCGACAAATGGGACTGGTGCAAAAGGAATCGTATTTGAAGATGTTGATATGACAGATGATGCTAAAAGACCGATTTCCGTGATCGTAGCAGGACGTGTCCTTGAGAAAAGGCTGCCAGTTGCAGTCGACGAAACTGCAAAAACAGAGCTTACCGCACATGGAATTGTTTTTGTAACCACTACAGACCCAGTATTTTAAGGAGGTATAACTACTATGCCATACAATGTATTAGATGCTATCACAGCAGAAGAAAGATTAAATTTTGCTCAGAATTTTTCTGTAGCGAGACCTGGTATTCTTGATACCATTTTCCCGGATGTAAAAACACCGTATTGGAAAGCCGAGTATTACAGACTTATGGCTGGACAGCGACTGCCAGAGGTAGCATTTGTTCACGCTCTTGATACTGAAGCAGAAATCGGCTCCAGACCGGGATTTGAGAAAGTTCTGACTGAAAAACTCTTTATCAAGAGGAAAATCAATCAGTCCGAGCGTCTCCAGGAAGCTATCGAAAACGGTGTTCCAGATAATGAGACTCTCACAAACTTTGTTTTTGACGATGCCACAAACCTGTTTGAAGGTGTTGTTGGAAGGGCAAACATCATGAAGGGTCAGTTCCTTTCAACCGGTATGGTAAAAATTGATGAAAACAATGTGAAAATGGATATCGATTATGGCGTACCAAGTTCTGCAAAGGTCACTCTTACCAACTGGTCTACAGTAGATGCGGATATCATGGGCGATATTCAGAAGATGGTAACTGTAGCCGAGGATTCCGGATACGTAGTAGCAAATGCAGTCACATCTCTGAAGATGATCAACTACATGAGAAACAACACAGCTATGCAGACAGCTGTTCTGGGAGCTGCGAATAAACGTCTCCTTACCAGACAGGAACTTGCAAATCTGCTCATGCAGGAGTACGGAATCACCGTTGGCCGTTGCGACGAGAAATTCCGTTACAGAAAAGCAGACGGAACTCTGATGACTGGAAGATACTTCAAAGAGGATGTGTTCACTCTCTACGAAGCTGATGCAGGCGGTTCCTTCGGTACTGGACTTTGGGGACCAACACCGGAAGAGAATGAATACAGACAGTTCATCCAGGAAGAGAATCGCTCTTTTGTTACTCTTTCCATGTGGGCTACACAGGATCCAGTTGCTGTTTGGACAAAAGCATCCGGTATGTTTATTCCGGTAGCACCGAAAGCCAACGGCGGTATCGTTATCGGTACAAAGGGGGAATAACCGGGCATAGTCTTGATGAGAACAGCCAGTCATTAGCTGTAGCAAGTGCAGGTGATACGTCAGCACATAAGTATACAGAAAGCGAACTGTCAAGCATGACAGTGGTTCAACTGAAACAGCTCGCAAGTGACAATGGCTATGCCCTGACTCAAACAAATAAGGCTGGTATAATCGCGGAAATTTTAACTCAACAAGGATAGGTGGTTTGGAATGAACGAAGAGCTTATTAATGATTTGATGAATTATTTATCTGATGACATAGAAAATCCTGAGATGGTTTCTCTATCTGTTAAACGGGCGATTCGTTCATTCAAGAAGAAGAGAAATTATCCTTCTGGTTATACAGACGAAAAAATTTGCAATGATATGGAAAACTGCTATGACTGTATATTTGACTTAGCACTTTTTTTTCTTGTAAAACAAGGTGCTGAGTTTCAAGGTTCGCATTCTGAATCTTCTGTAAACCGAAGTTGGGAATCTGAGACTGAAATCTATATCAATCATGGAGTTTTTCCGTTTGCAGGAAGTTTGACATAAAAAGATGGTTGGGACACGTGACGCACTATCAAGTCCTCCCGAAGCGTCGCTGGGTTGCTTTATTTTCGGATGGGAAGAAGCAAGAATCATGTAGGGAGTGAGAAATGGAGTGGCGATGGGATGTGAACATGAATGTTTTAACGAACACCGCATAGAAGAACTTGAAAAAAATCTTCAACAGATGCAGGAAAGACAATCCGAACGCCATAAGGAATTTTATGAGCGTATCGGAGAACTGGAAAGAAAAACTGCTTTAAGCGAGAATGATTTGAACCATATCAAGTCAACTTTGGATGAGATGAATAACAATATAAAGACTCTCATGGCAGTTCCAGGTAAACGCTACGACACAATCATTGTATGTATCATTACTGCGATTGTTAGTGCAGCGGTAGGATTTATAATAAACGGTATTCTTCCAGTTTAATTCCACTTGTACGGGAGGACGGTGGATATGAATTATACAGACTTTTCAGAAGATGAAAGAAAATATTATCTGAGTCAATCGGGATTTGATTCACGTGAAAAAGAATTTTTTCGGTTAAGAGTTTACGAGGAAAAGACTTTGCTTGAAGCAGCGGAGATTATGGGGTATAGCCCACGAACTATTGACCGAATAAATAGAAAAATTAAACAGAAAATTCAGAAAGTTGCCCCGTCTTATGAACGGGGCTTTTCTTTGTATTGTGGCGAAAATATGGCGAAATAGTGACGTTCAAATGAAGAGTTCCTTCCTATATAATGTAAGCATAAGGAGAAAACAATATGATTATGTTAGAGAACCCTTATGAAGGTTTATGGGAAAAGCATCTGTCAGTTGATGACATGGATGTAATTCTCGAAGCAAAAAGAATGGGAGGAACAGACTATGGCAGGTTATCCGTATTACCCACAGCCAATTATAAACAATCCATACGGACAAATACAGCCGTATCAGGACAGGCTGGCACAATTGCAGAGTAACTATCAGCAGACAATGCCATATGGACAAATGCAGATGCAACAACCCGTACAGCCAATACCACAAGTCCCAATGATACAAGGACAAATGGTTGATGGTATTGACACTGTAAAGGCGAAAGATGTGGATATGTCCGGTAATCCTGTTTATTATCCGAAGACAGATGGAACCGAAATCTACAGAAAACAGCTTCAATCCGATGGAAGAAGCAGGATCTTTGTTTACCGACTTGTAAATTCAGACGAACAGCAACCAAAACAGGAAGGAAAACAGATTGATATTGAAGCAATGTTTAAACAGCTTCATGATGACGTTTGCTCTGAGATTTCTGGAATAAAAGATTTGCTACCGGCACAAATGTCGGTCACAAATGATTCCCCAAGACAGCAGAACGGAGGAAAACAGAGATGAGTTTCAATCCAAATGCCATGATGCAAAAACAAGTTGAAAAAATGATTTCTCAGAGGTTCGGAAGTGTTGATAACATGATGAACGATATGAGTAAATTTGCAGGAAATAATCCAACATTGAAAAATGCTTTGGATTTGTATAAAAAAGGTGATACAGATCAGTTGCATCAAATACAGCAAAATGTATTTAACGAAAAGCACTTATCACCAGATGGAATTATTCAAAAATTCCTTGGATTATAATACTTCCCCATAATTGGGTGATTCAAAATCGCTACAATTTGGGATGACAGCCGCGGATGTCTCCTATTGTAAATAATTTATAAGGAGACTAAAAACATGATGAATGGTTCAAATTACAGTCTTAGTGACATTGCTGCCGCTACAGGCTCTAATAACCGTGCCAATGACATGTGGGGCGGTGATGGTTTTTCACTTATCTGGCTCGTACTGATCTTCGCAATCTTCGGATGGGGAGGTTTTGGCGGCTGGGGCGGTGGCTTCGGCGGTAATGGTGGAAACGGTGCAAATGGTGCAGGTTTCCAAGGATGGGCTACACGTTCAGATATTAGCGAGAGTTTTGCTCTTAATGATATTCAGAACGGTATCAGAGGCATTCAGCAGGGTATCTGTGACAGCACATATGCACTCAACAATACCATGCAGAGTGGCTTCAATGGCGTGAACGTTGGAATGCTTCAGGGCTTCAATGGCGTTCAGCAGGCAATTAACGCTGACACTGTAGCCGGTATGCAGAATACCAATGCATTACAGTCTCAGTTAGCAAATTGCTGTTGTGAAACAAGGGAAGCTATCCAGGGTGTCAACTATAACATGGCTACCAACACTTGCGCTCTTCAGAACACAATGAATAACAATACCAGAGATATTCTGGACAATCAGAACAGCAATACAAGAGCAATCCTTGATTTCTTGACGAATGATAAGCTTGCAACATTACAGGCAGAGAATTCTGATCTGAAACGTGCTGCATCCCAGGATCGCCAGTCTGCGTTGCTTACAACTGCTATAGCTTCACAGACTCAGCAGTTAATCAATGCAATTAATCCGGCAGCCATCCCGGCATACGTTGTTCCGAATCCGAATACCTACTACGGCGGATGCAACGGATACAACAACAGTTGCTGCTAAGTAACTCACCCTTAGAGGTTGACTAAATTCTAAGAGGTGGGTTGTGGCTCACCTCTTATTTGATTGAGAGGTAGAAGTATGAGTTGTAAAAATGTTTGTAAACTCTGCAATCGTCTTGTGATAAGCCAAGCTGTTGCGTTTACTGGTGGCAATCTTGTGATTACACTTCCAGCAGGTAGTTATAACAACGGTGAAAAATATTGCATTGTGATTGCGCAGAGCATACCAGAAACCACTACGATTAACGCCCCGGTGATGATTCAAATAGGAACGGGAACAACCCTGTATCCATTACAGAATCGTTGCTGTGCACAGGTTACGGCTTGTGGCGTAAGAACCAGAACGAAGTACGCAACCAGAGTAGCCACAAATGCAACCGGCGGAGTATTCAAGATGTTAGGGAATCCGGCTTGTAGTCCGAGTAACAATTTGACAGCAATTAATGGTACAGCCCCAACAGCAGATACACCTGTTACACAGGCTGTTAGAAAGGGGGCACTGTAATGCATAAAGTTGCAATGGAAATGGGAAAATGGGCTATGGAAAAAGCCAAGACACATGGCTTCGATAATCTCAGCGCTCAAGACTGGGACGATCTGAAAGATTGTATGGAATCCGTAAAGTGCGCGATTTGTGCAGATAAAGATTACAGAATCGTAGAAGCCATGGACGAATGCGAACAGGAAGAGAAGTATCTTGGACGCATGGGATATGACAGGTATCGTTATGCAAACGGCAGATTTGCCCCAAAAGGCAAAGGAAGCCGTATGGGATATAAACCATATCTGTACATGGAAGATGATGACTGGATGGACGAGTATCTGAACAATCCAGAGTTTGAGCGTAATATGTACCGCATGGGTTATCATCCAGACCGTAGTGATATGAGGATGGATGGAATGAACCATAAGCAGTCCAGATACGGTGAAACCTACGACAGATACAGCGAAAATCGCAGGCATTACCACGATTCCAACGATACGGAATCCAAAAAGAAAATGGACGAGTCCATGAAAGAGTATACACAAGATGTTATCCGCACGATGTCTGAGATGTGGTCGGATGCAGACGCAAATCTCAAGCAGCAGATAAGAACTGATCTGACCCGTCTGATACAGCAGATGAATTAACAAATAAGAATTAAATTTAGTCCTTGTTGCAGAAATGTGACAGGGACTTTTTAATTACGGAGATTGATTATGGAGAAATGCAAAATAAATGTTCTTGGAACGGATTACAGAATTATTCCGAAAGAATTAAAAAATGCAGATGTTGATGGTTATACAGACAATACATCAAAAGAAATTGTCATTAGAATAGACAATGCGAATAATGTTGGAGATTTTGATTTCTTACAGAAAAAACAGTTGAGGCATGAAATTATTCATGCATTCTTGTCGGAAAGCGGATTGCAGTGTAATTGGCAACATACAGAACAGTTCGGACATGACGAAACTACTGTTGACTGGTTTGCAATTCAATCTCCAAAGATTTTTGAAGTATTCAAAGAGCTTGATTTAATTTGAAAAGGATGGTGATAAACCATGCTAAGACAATTCTATATGAACGGGGACTTATGGAAAGTCCGCTTTGTTTCGCCTTATGATAGTGTTTTAATTGACCGTACAGGGCAGAGGACACTTGCGGTATCAGATTATTCTACAATGACAATTTCGATCGCAAATAATTTGTACGGAGAACTTCTGAACCGGGTGTTTATTCATGAGTTAGGACATTGCGTGATGTTCAGTTATGGTTTGTTGCCAGGACTTCACCGCATGGTCAAGAAGCAATACTGGGTGGATGCCGAGGAATTTGTGTGCAATATGCTTGCCGATTACGGATGCTTTGTAATTGGCGTTGCAAAAGATGTTTTAGGAAACCGGTTCACATATGTAGCTCCTGTTGGGGCAGAAAGGATGATTGCATAAATGGCAAAGGCAGAAAATACAGTAATTTTTGATGGAATCAAGTACAATCCCGGTGATGAATTGCCAGATTTAGGCAGTTGGGTATGCACAGGGGCAAAAGGCATGGTTCGTGATTACGAAGGTCTGTCAAAGGACGTATCGAAACTTCCGCATTACGTACAAAGCGGTTCTTCGGCGTTGTGTCTTGATACTTCTGAATTGTACGAATATCACAAACCTACCGATACATGGTACAAACTGTAGGAGGGCGTGGAATATGGCATTAACAGCGAAAAAAGTATATGCGGTTTTAAACAGCAAGATTAAGGCTATGGAAGAAAAAATGAAGCAGCCGATTACTTATAAAGGAAAAGTAGATACAGCCGTTCTGCTTCCGTTAAGCCCCTCAATCGGCGATATGTACAATATTAGTCAAGCCTCTACATATGGTGGCGCAAACACCAATGTTGTATGGAATGGCACGATATGGGATTCATTAGGCACTATTACGGATGTGACAGACGAACAGGTACAAGAAGCTGTTAACCAATTTTTAACTCAGAACCCTATCGCACCGACATTGACAGATGATGGTGTTCTTATCTTGTAACAGAGGGAGATTAAAATGCGTATATTAAAATTTATCGTAAACAAACAAAAGATAAGACCAGACCCGAATTGCGATTTTAGTGGTTTGGTAAAAGGCACGTCGGGGTACTTAAAAGCATCGTTCTCGTTTTCGCCAGAATGGAATGGGTGCAAAGTTGCTGCATCGTTCTGGAGAATGGATCACGAATACCCAGTCCTTGTTCAAAATGGACAGTGTGAAATTCCTCCAGAAGCATTGTCATGGGATTATTTTTCTTTATCCCTCATGGGGATGAAGGACAATGGCAAATATATTTTAACAACAGACAAAATATTAGTATCTCAAAAGGGGTGATGAATACACATGGCAACAGCTTACGAAATGCTCTTGGAATCCCAAACAGTGGAAGATTCTACTGCAAATGCCGGTGATGTATGCCTGATTAACCCTGATACACGACGGATTATAATTCCAGAAACACTTGTGATTGGCGGTGTAGAATCGGATAAAAATTCCGAGCGAATAAAGTTTTCATGTCCCAAAGTGGTTGGAGATAATCTGGACTTATCAGAATTTCAAATCAGAATAAATTTCAGAAATATCAGTGCAACAATACCACCGATGATCGTTAAAGATCAGTATATCTGCGAAGATGTAACTGTAGATGGTGACAATATTTCATTTTCGTGGTTGATCGGACGAAATGCTGCGAAGAATAGAGGAATCTTACAGTTTATTGTGTGTGCAGTAAAGGTAAATTCTGATTCAGAAATCCTGATCGAGTGGAATACCACCTTGGCGCAGGTAGAAGTACTTGAAGGCATTGAGGTGGATGAAGTACAGCCTACCGAATCAGAAACAGATGTGATTGCACAGCTCTTGAAAATAACAAAAGAAACATCTGACCAAGCAGTGGCAGCAGTAAATGAAGCAAAGAAACAGGCACTCAAAGAAATCGAAACAGCAAAAGTACTTCCTCGTCTTAGCGATGATGGCGTACTTATTTTTTAGGAGGTTAGAGAATGGCAGATTCTATTTTAAAAATACGTACACAAGACGGGGATAAACCCATAGGCTATCCGGGACTTGCGGATAAGCCTGTAGCGGACAAAACACTTGATATCGAGGGAGCGTTCGCGGATGCTAAAGTAGTAGGGGATAAATTCAAAGAAGTAAAGGTAGAAACTGATTCACTAAAAAAAGATTTAGGTAACTATTATCCAAAGAAACAAGGCGCGTTCAAATGCATAAATATGGTTTCAAATTTGCCTGATGAAGTAATTATGCCATCTGGAATTGAAAAAAATATTTTGGATGGTGTATGTGCTATCAATGGTACATCTACAATTGATTATCCAAATCTCATTATCAAAAAATCTATATTAGCAAACCATGTATATTTGTTCTCTGTAAAGATGAAAGAGAATGAAAATACCGTTCAAACATGTTCTCTTATAACAAGAATTGGAACGAAACCTATTACACGAAACACATTAGGTGAATATCCCGTACAGCTTTTTGAGTATAAAAACTACCCTGAGTACACTACTTTTTGTGCACTTTTCTCACACAATTCGGATGCGGATGTCGATTTCTCAATTTCGTTTGATCTTACAAAAACTAGCAAAAAAGTAGCTATTTCTGCAAAGGATATCATCATTACGGATGTAACAGGATTGTCAGATACACAAATAATAGAAATTGTAGAAGCTGGAATGAAAGATGATGTGTATTATAATCCCGGTAAAAATGTTGCAGATGCTTTGTCTAATCAAGCAAAGGAAGATATCACGGTTGAAACAATAAAGAGAATGTATCCAAATCCAAACGGATATTGGTATGGAAAGAAATGCTTGGTTATTGGAGATAGCACATCTGCCACTGAACAATGGCAAAAAAAACTTTCCGAAAATCTCGGTATGAGTGTAACAACTCACGCAAAAGGTGGAATTGGATTTTTGCAGATGGTGGTTGGTAGTCTTGGGTACGAAGGCAATTATGATAACGAAACAGGAAACACTGGCGTTTTACAACCATTAAAAGCAATTGATGTGTATGACAAAGATTTAATCATTATTTTTGGCGGATTTAACAACAGGGGTACTAAACTCGGTGAAATCACTGATTTATACAAAACTGATGGAACAGGACAAAATACCGTGACTGGACAACTGCAATTCGTGCTTAATTGGATATATGATTTACTGAAAGGAAATGAATCTTATGCTCAAAATTTAAAGTGTAAAATCGTCCTTGTAACACCGTATTGCTGCGGAAAATACAGTTATGCCGACTATGACGGTTATGGTGGTGACAGTTGGGCGGGTTATACATTGCGTGAAATGTGCGACAGAATTGTTGAAATTGCTGCGTTAAACAACTGTTCTAGTTATAATGCGTGGGAAAACAGTGGAATTGGTCGTCATACATGGACAATTTATTCCGCATCTCCTACCGCAACGAAAGAAGCGGGAAGTGATACTGCACCGTATCCTACAAACGCAGATCAATTACATCTTAACAATTCCGCAGGATATCCTCATTTAGGGGATTGTATTTCTGCTTTTGTAAGTGGAATTGTTTAATTAACTAAAGAAAGTTTTAGTTAAGTAAAAATCTCTCATAAATTCGCTAAAATATCTATTCAGATAGAACGAACAGTGCTATAATCACTATAACAGAACACAAAAAAGAGGAGCTGGACTCCCGACTACCAATCAAAAAGTCCAACTCCAAGCACCACAAAGGGTACGGGTATATTATAGCACAGTACTCTCCCTTTGTGAACCCAAAAGGAGGGTATTTTTTATGAGAGAAAAATTCGTGAATGGGTTCATGACAAAACTGTATGGAGAAATTCCGGAAGAGTATCTGGAAACGATTAGAAACAAACTGGCGTTGTATGTAAATGATTTTGATATCAGTCAAAGAGAAACAGCAGTTGTAAAGTATACTGGATATTTGCCGGATTTCTACAAAACTTACATTGTAAGTAGAAAAATCGAGGGTTTGAGTAAAAAGACGCTCGAACTCTACAATCTTTATCTGGATGATTTCTTTTTCACAGTCAATAAAAAAGCTGAAGACATTACTGCAAATGATATCCGCGTATATCTGTATAACGCTCAGGAGAGCAGAGGGTTGAGTAATCGAACACTTGATAGTAGAAGAACCGCCATACACGCTTTCTTTGAGTGGGCTGCAAACGAAGGATATATAGGCAAGAACCCATGCAGAGTTATCAAAAACATCAAATACGAGCGTATCGAAAAACAACCTCTGACAGATATGGAGTTAGAGAGAATCAGGCAAGCTTGCGAAACCGTACGTGAAAAAGCATTAGTTGAATTTCTGTACAGTACCGGAGCTAGGGTTACGGAAGTGTGTGGTGTGAAGAAAACAGATATAGACTTCTACAAAGGTGAAGTGATTGTTTTAGGGAAAGGAAATAAGCATAGAAAAGTATACCTAAATGCTCGCAGCAAACTTCTTTTAGGACAGTACCTTGCATTCAGAAATGATGATTCAGAATATCTTTTTGTAAGTGAAAGAAAACCACACAACGTATTAAAAAAAGAAGCGATTGAAAGAATCATTCGACTGATAGGGGAACGCGCCGAACTGGATAGACCGTTAACGCCACATCTATTCAGACATACCCTTGCGACACTTATGCTTCAAAGAGGAACACCGATTACTGAAGTACAGAAGATTCTTGGACACGTTAATATTAACACGACCATGATTTATGCCAAGGTGTCAGACGAAGATGTAAAAGCATCTCATATGAAATATGCAATTTAGATAGAATTTCGGTTCTCTTTTCAATTGCAAAAAAATATTTATGTAAATAAAAAAATAGAATATGGAGAGGATTAATAGTCCTCCCCATATTCTTAATCATTGAGTGAAATTTTCAGTATTCGTTTGTATCTTCTTTCTTAGAAACAACAAATGTTTTTATTTTTTTGATCCAGGAACGTCACCATCGTCAATATGCTTGGCCATACGAAGCATAGACCTTATTCATAGGTTGATTGTACCACAGTATATGAAGATGGGCCATAGAGTTAAGGATAAAAGGATTAAAACTCTTTTCCTCTTTTACAAAAATATTCATTCAAAGCGCGTTCGACTACCTGTGATATTTCTTTTTCCTCTTTCTGGCAATGAAACAGAAGATGTATGTACTGCACAGGGGTTAATTTAATTTTTACGCTGATATTTCTTTCGTCTTTCTTTTTTATAGCAATCACCTCCCCATATAACTATATCATGCAGTATTTGTTAAAGTAAGTAATATATAAAGTATTATTTCGAAAGGAATCGACATGAGAGGATTAAAACGTCAAAAACAGACAGTGTATTGGTCAAAAGTAACTGAAATTCTTAACGATATTAATACAGTTACGAAATACAGTAAACCAGAGTTGCACAATTTCTCTGTATCGGCAACTGCCGGAACCCCGGAGGAGATATCGTCCGGTATCGTGCCTGACTACGATAGATACATCACTTCTTTTGATCGTGAATTTAGGCCACAGGAAGGAGATGTATTTTGGATTGATACAGTCCCCGAATTAGACTACGCAGGAGATCTTATTCTGACAGACAGTGTTCCAACTATCATGCCAGATTACCGGTTAAAAAAGATTTTGGATACTCAACGGGGGAATATTGCCAGATACGGAATTTCGAGAATAGGAGCTGAAAATGAGTAAAAAGATAATCAAGTGCGGATTAAGTCAGAAGTCAATTCAGGATGCAATAGATCAACTCAAAGTTTATCAAACTGAATTAAACAACAAGAATGAGTTATTTGTTAAACGGCTATCTGAACTTGGACTTGAAGTTGTACAGACTACAATGGAATCAATACCGGATGAGGAAAAAGGAAGTTATTACACTGAAATTATCTATGACAAACAGGGCAATATAATTGGTTCTTCTATACGATTGTCAGGAAACAATGTACTTTTTATCGAATTTTCGGCAGGAATAACGTATGGGACGAATGATTATCCTTTACCTAGCGGAAATTCTTACGGAATGGGGACGTATCCTTCCAAAAAAGAAAAATCAGACTGGGACAATCCAAATGGTTGGTGGTACACAGATGAAAGCGGACAGTCACACCATTCGTACGGAAATAGAGCGTATATGCCGATGTATCACGCAGAACAAGCTATTGTTATTGCTGTTCGTAAAATCGCTAAGGAAGTTTTTGGTTAATTTTTTATCCACTCAATCCGATAACCAACGATATTTAAAATTTCCTCGATTTCAGAATACGAAAAAGTTTCTTTTCTGAAACGATTGCTAAAATTTTGAAACGTAAAGCTTGTTCCGTGCCTGCGATTTAATTCATCGTTAACTTGGCTCATAGTAAACCCTTGTGAAATAATTATTGCTTTTAATTTGGATTTTAGTTCCATAAAATACTCCTAGTGATTATTTGTTAAATTATAACATTATAAATATAAATTGTAAATTTTAATCTTCTTGAAAAATAAATTATATAGTTTATAATTAAATTAAACAATTTATATAGGAGATGATTGTATGCCAAGACCTACGCCTGACTTTACTGGAATGAAATTCGGAAAATTAACTGCCCTTTACAGAATTAAATCGGAAAAAACTACAGGTAGTGGAAAACATGCTATGTGGATGTGCAAATGTGATTGTGAGAATGCCAAAATCATAAGTTCCACAAGGCTTGCACATGGAAAGATAGATAATTGTGGGTGCATGGATTCTAAATGTAGGAATAAAAAAGGACAATTTACAAAGGGTGAAAATGTAAAAGATATTTCTGGTAAGAAATTTGGAAAATTAACAGTACTGAAATTAGATAAAATTGTTAATAGAAAATCTTATTGGATTGTAAAGTGCGAGTGCGGAACAATAAAAACGGTAAGAAGTGATACTCTTAAAGTTATTACTTCTTGCGGATGTGACAAGAAAAAACAAGATATTATTAATTTCGACATAACGAATCACCATGAATTGACCCACCATCCTGTTTACAGCATATGGAATGCAATGATTAATAGATGTGAAAATCCACATAATAAGAATTACAATAATTATGGTGGACGTGGCATTAAAATTTGCGAAGAGTGGAAGGATATACGAAATTTTTCAAAATGGGCTGATGAAACCGGATTTGAATTAGGCAAAAACCTTTCTATCGAAAGAAAGGATGTGAACGGTAATTATTGCCCCGAAAATTGTTGCTGGATTGACAGAAAATTGCAATCTCGCAATAGAAGAAATACCGTTAGACTTGATATAAACGGAGACAATAAATCACTTTCAGAATGGTGCGAAGTATACAATGTACCATATAAAAAAGTTATTGGAAGATATTATAGGGGAATACGAGAAATAGATGATTTATTTTATAAAGGCAATTTGCAGATGAGAGATTTAGGAAGAGAGTAAGTACAAAAACTACTATGCCCGTGTACAAAGCAACTGTAGAAATCATACAGAACATTCGGAAAATCGCAAAAGAAGTCTTTAATTCCTAATAAATTCCATACTGAAACATACACAACAAAATGATATACTATAACATATAAAAGCATCTACCTGAGTGGTGGGTGCTTTTTTCATGCTTAAAATAAGGCGGTGATAACATGCCAGACACAATAAAAAATCCAATTTCTGAAGTCTTTAGCCGATGGTCGAAAGCAGTTGAGCCTGTTGTTGGAAAAAATAATTATTCTATGGATAAAAGCCAGACGATAGCGTCTACAAAAAAGGCATACGCTCGCTTGTTGATGCTCGGGAATACAACGAGAAATAGTGACCTTGAGGGCGATGAATGCGCTACGCTGATATCATTTCAAACCGAATCATATGCATCCGGTGCAAAAGCCTTATCAAAAGTATATGACGAAATCGACGAAGCAAGCCACAAAGCCATGGTTGACATGGGATTTCGGAGGATATATGGCCCTGAATTACAAAACAATGCAGAAAACAGCATAAAACGTGTCGTTAGCAGATACAGCCGGACCTATACCGGACAATTTCTCTAAGAAAGGAGGGTGAGAAACTATGGAACAGATTCTGAACTATGTAAAACCAGAACTTCTGACTGTTGCAGTAGTCCTGTATTTTGCAGGAGTATTTTTAAAGCAGACAGAAACAGTATCCGACAAATACATTCCTGGAATTTTAGGAGTCCTTGGAATGGTAATTTGTGGAATTTATGTATTTGCAACATCTACCGTATCTAACGGGCAGGAAATTGCAATGGCGGTATTTACCGCTATCACACAGGGAATTCTTGTCGCAGGATTAAGTAATTATGTAAATCAGATTATTAAGCAAGCAAGCAAAGAAGAATAGAAAGGACGGTGATCCTTTTATCTCCCAAACGCAGGGTTAAGCGTTAGAGCCATTAAGGCTCTTTTTTATTGCAAAAACTTATAGCTGAAAAGCGGAAAGGAGCCAAAATGGCACGATTAACTACACTTGGTGTGAAATTTTCATATGCCGTTGAAACTGTGAAAGGCACAAAGCCCGCCAAATTCACACAGCTGGAAGAAGCTTCTTCCATCGGCGGTATTTCTCTTGAAACAGAACAGATTGACGTTTCTGCACTGGAAGATTATCTGACACAGTATGCAGCTGGTAGACAGGATACCGGTGGTACATGGGAAATTGAATTCATCATGGATCCGGACAAATCTGTTAAACAGATTAAGAAACTGTACGAAGATTCTAAGAATGCAAAAACTACAGGACTGGCAACTTGGTTCCAGGTATCATTCCCGGATATGTCCGATGCATTCTTTGTTATTGCAGAATGTGGTCGTGAAATCCCAATGCCGGAAATTGCGCAGAACGAAGCGGCAACCATGTCTATTTCTCTTATTATCAGTACTTATAAGGGACTGGATACCAAAGTTGAGCCGACAGCAGCTGCTGAATAAGATGTAAAAACAGGGAGGATAATTCATGTTTAGTTTCTCAGTAAATGATAAAACCTACAAAGTAAAATTCGGATATGGCGTACTTACCCAGTCGGACATTCTTACACAAGTGTCTTCTATGGGAGCAATCAACAATCCGAAAGATATGATTAAAATGCTTCCAGAATTGATTCTGGCGGGACTTCAAAGAAAACACAAAGATGAATTCGGATATGAAACCGAAGAAGAAAAGAAAGTAGCATACGAAAAAGTATGTGATCTTCTGGACGATTATGAAGATGAATCCACAGAGGAAAATCCTCAGAATGGATTTATTTTATTCGAAAAAGCAAGTCAGGAGCTTGAAAAGAACGGTTTTTTATCCGGAATGATAAAAGCAATGGAGAAAGCGGAAAAGGAACAGAAGCTTCCGAAAATTCCACAGGATCACAAGAAGAGCTGACTTTTTCTGAAGTAGTCCATAAAAAACTACTTCCACTTTATTTGTCTATTGGCGTTTCAGAGGAAAAGTTTTGGGATTCCACACCGTATGATTTAGAACCATACATGGAAGCCTACAAATTAAAACAAAAAATGGAAGATTCGCAAGCATGGCAGTTCAATATGTACACGATGTGCGCAGTTCAGACTGCGGTTGCAAATGTGCTTATTGGTAAAAAGTCAAAGGCTGAATACCTTAAAGAACCATTTTCACAAACAGCTGAAAAGCAAGAGGATGAAGAGAATCTTTCTGAAACAGAAAAGAAACGGCAACGTGACAGGTTGCTCATGGCATTGCAACTCATGCAAGCAAATTTTGAGCTGAATCATGGTAATAATGACGAGGGCAGGCAGGATTAAAAGTCTTGTCTGCCCTTTATTTTTTTGATTAAAAGGAGGTGTTTTAATGGCAGACAATACCATAGATACCCTTGATATACAGATAGAAAGTAGTGCTGCCAAAGCAATTCAATCTATCAATGGACTTATCAAAAAGTTTGAAGTACTTAACAAAAGTCTTAATGGCATAAATACCGGAGGGCTAAGAAATTATTCCAAAGAGCTTGGACGAGTTACCGTTGCACTTAATTCCATCAGCAGCTTAAATATTTCTACTTTGGATAAAACAATTGCTAAATTGAATGCTCTCAGTAAAATCAATTTAAGCAATTTGCAAAACCAGAAAATAAGCCTTGACCTTGATATTAGAGGTGGCGATCAGGCACAAAAATTACAGTATGCCATTGACAAAACCATTCAAGATGTAAAAGTTGATACTTCTGCGATTTCTGGTCAGCTTATAAGCGCATTTAATCTTAAAGGCGGTGCAGCATCTAAGATTCGTGCTCAGATGAATGAACTGTCTAAAACGATGGCAAGTTCTTACGATGGAACGGATATTTTGGCAAAACTTAATGATACTCTTAACAATATTGCTAATACCATAATTAAAAGTGGAAGTGTCGTAAAAGGAAATCTTGGCTCATATCTTGATGGTGCAGAACAAGAATGGGTCGATTTCTATAATTTCTTTAAGAACAAAAGAATTTATGTTTCTGACATGCTTAAAACAGATGTCGGCAAAGGTGAATTTAGCGAACTCTTAAAAGAGAATTTGAGCAATGTTGTACGAGATGCTGCAAAAGGGATAAACCTTAATGAGTCTTGGGGGGAACTGGCAGATAGATTTCCTACCTTAATTCCTAAAGATACAATCAATGCTGCAGATCAGTTGATAACCGTTCTTGAAAATCTAAAAAAGGCCAGAGATTCCATCAAGCCTATATCTATTCAGGAGCTGTCCGGTAAGGAAGCAACGCAGGCTTCAGATAAAGTCTGGGAAATGAGCGTGGACGCTTACGATCAACTTGCACAGAAAATAAGGGATCGAATCCAAAACACATTAAAAAGCACAAACGGTCAACTTCCAATTGATGTAAAAATCAATACAGATAAAATTGTCCTTGATATTCAGAAGGCAATCAATAAAGCAGCAGACCTGAAATACAATACCGTCAACGTTACTCTGGATGCCGATGTAACAACGGTAAAAGACGCAATCACAAAGAAATTAAAAGATATTGATGCCGGAGAAATGACTGATTTGTCTACCAGTATGGCAAAATTTGCAACCTCTCTCCGCGATCTGGGAAGTGTGAATTTCAAAGGTACTGGATTAAACGCAGTTATTAATTCAATCAATCGTCTTGGTAAATCTGATTTTAGCCAGTTTGATACAGAAAAATTAGGTGAAATTCTTACTGAGATGCAGAAACTTGATGCTATTCCAGACGTTTCTCCGAGCGTTAGCCGGTTCACGACCGCTATAGCTAAACTTTCCGGCACAGGACAGTATATCAGCAATGTATCAAAGGAACTTCCGAATCTTGCGACAGGTTTAAATAATGCGGCTGCTAAATTAGGATCTATGAGCGAAGTATCAGCATCCACCAATGCTTTTATTACTTCTCTTGGAAAATTAGCTAGTGCAGGAGATAAAACTGGAAAGACTGCAAATCAATTATCAACTCTCGCGCAAGAGGTTTTGAAGTTTTTTGACGTAATGAAAAGCGCACCAGGTATCAGTTCGAGCACAATAAGAATGACAGAGGCATTGGCTGTACTTGCTTCGTCTGGAAGTAAAGTCGGAAGAGCTACAAGCAGTGTTTCAAGCTCACTCAATAATTTGTCGTCTGTTGGCTCTAAAGTCAGTTCTGTAATGCATGGTGTTGCTAATGCGTTCCAGGCTTTTGCTTCAAAAACAATATCTCTTGGGGGAAAAGTAGTATCAGCCATAGCCGGAATAGGAAACGCTTCGTCCGAAACAGGTGAAAAAATAAGAAAACTATCAAATCCGTTAAGCTCATTGACAAATAAGTTGAGCGCTTTATATGCAAAAGGATTTTTAGTAAAACGGGCCCTTGAAGTTTTATCATCGCCTGTAGAATCTGCGATGAATTACGTAGAGACTTTGAACTATTTCAACTCTGCGTTCAATCAGGTTGCAGAAGGAATCGACACAGACGAATGGAAGAAGAGCGGTATTAAATCCGCAGAAGCATATGCCAATTCATTTCAAGAGAGAGCGAAACAACTTTCTCAGAAATTGACAGGATTTGAAATTTCCGATACTGGGGAACTTACTAGGACAAATACTGCAAGCCTTGGACTTGACCCTGAAAAGGCCATGCAGTATCAGGCGACATTCGCACAGATGTCATCATCTATGGGCGATACCTCCGAGACTGCATTGAAGTTGTCAAATGCTTTGACAATGATTGGTTCTGACCTTGCATCTGTAAGGAACATGGATTTTGAAGATGTATGGGAAGACATGGCATCCGGATTGACTGGCATGAGCCGTACAATGGACAAGTATGGCATCAATATCCGCAATGCCAATATGCAACAGGAATTATACAATCTGGGAATCAACACCAGCATATCAAATTTATCTCAGGCAGATAAAACGATCTTACGTACAATTATTTTGCTGAATAATTCTAAATATGCATGGGGTGATTTGGCTAATACGATTAACCAGTCAGCGGCGTGATAAATGCATAGCTGTTGATTTAGTCGCCTATATCGAAACCGACAAGTAGGATATGGGTTATAAGTGATGAAATAAGCTGGAAAGCCGTTTGCAACGGTAATCAGAGAGTGAAGGCTATGGGCAAAAACATAGTCAACCGCAACGCGTAGGAAGTGAACCTGTCGCTGAGATGCTACAGAATATAATCTTCCCAAGAGGCATCGCTATCGGTCGGTACGGGTGCAGAACCCGTGGTAAAAAGGTACGCTGGACTGCATTATAATGATGCAGAAGTAAGGATAAAAAGCCTTACGATAACAATTCGAAATCAGCCAGCAAACCAGATTCGTATGCTGCAATCCAATTTTGCATCCCTTGGTAGAACAATAGGTTCCTTGTTCGTTCCTATACTGCGAACAGTTCTTCCGTATATCAACGCAATAGTCATTGCGCTTCAAAGAATGTTTGCTTATATTGCAAAATTGCTTGGAATCAAACTGTCAAACTTTGTATCATCTACTGGCGGTATTTCTGTAGATACAAGTAACATTGCGGATGATATGGATAATGCCAGTGGTTCTATTGATACTGCAAATAAGAATGCCAAAAAACTCGAAAAAACATTGTCAGTTCTTTCATTTGATGAACTGAATCAGCTTAATGACAATTCTGATTCTGGTAATACAAGTAATCCTTCTTCCGGTTCTGGAAATAGTGGGTTAGGACATATAGGAGCACTTGATGCTGCATTAGATGATGCTTTGTCTGCATATCAAAAAGCATGGGATGAAGCTTTTAAAAAGATGTCCAACAGGGCAAATAAAATGGCGGATGCCATTGTAAATGCCTTTAAGAGAAAAGACTGGAAAGGTCTTGGAAAAATCATGGCTGATGGCATCAACTGGGGTATGCAAAAACTCTATGATGCTATTAACTGGAACAAAGTAGGCCCTTACATCACTAAATTCACCAGTGCATTCACCCAGACTTTCAACAGCCTTGTTGATAATATCAACTGGAATTTGATGGGACGCACTGTTGGTGCTGGATTAAATACTATTGTCAATATGGTAAATCAGCTTCTGGAAGGAACAGACTTCAAAAACCTTGGAAAGAAATTTGCTGAAGGCGTCACAGGATTTATTCGCGAAGTTGAATGGACTAATTTGGGCAACATGCTTGGAAACAATTTCATGAAAGCATGGGATGTGTTTACAGGATTTGTAGAAAATCTTCCGTATAACGAAATCGGTCAGGCTGTTGCGAATGGTTTAAATGGTATTTTTGAAAAAGTAGATTTTGGCGAAATCGCACATGCGCTTGCAACCGGTTTGAATGGTGCATTTGATTCACTAGCGGCATTTACCGATAACTTCAATTGGAATGATTTTGTTGATAACATCACAAGTGGCATCGTGACATTTATGCAGGAATTTGACTGGAAAGAAAACGGGCAGAAACTTGAAAACTTTATCAATCATCTCTTGACGTCATTAATCGACATTGCAGAAGGCGTCGATTGGGAATCATTCGGACATAATGTAGGGGTTTTTCTGAGCCAGATAGAATGGGGCAAACATCTTTCTCAGCTTTTAACGGTTGTTGGTGATGTGCTTGGTGGAATTTGGGAAGGGCTTGGAACAACATCTGCCGGCACGTTTGTACAGGCAATGGCTGTTTTTGCTATTGGTGATAAATTAATGCCACTTGTGGATACTATCACCAAATTCTTTACAGGCGATACAGTTTTTGGAAATCTTTCTAAAGCTGTGCAAAGTATGCTGAATCCCGCAATTACTGAGGCGGTAAAGACAACTATTCCAGCACTTGGAACTTCTTTAGGAAGCCTTGTTGCAACAGGCGGTGGAATTGCTCTTGCTGTAGGTGGAGCTGTTCTGTTAACGAAAAAATTGGCTGGGCTCTTCGAAACCATGCAAGGCGGCAATGGAATGACTACGCAATATGGCGGCTATCTGCATGATTACGCAACACAGTTGACTGATGTGGCAAATCTTACAAACGCTCAATCAGAAGCATTATGGCAGTTGATTGAAAAGGACGAAGAGCTTGGAAAGACCCACGATGAAATGTATTCTGATATGGTTGAAAAGCTAAAAGAATATGGTGTTTCAGCGGATCAGGCAAAAACCGCTCTTGAGCAGTATGGCGCACAGGCAGGTGTTTCGGCAGATTTTGTTGAAGGTATGACTAATAAAATATCGGCACTTGGAGACGGCATGTCAGAAGCAGCATCCAAATTCGACACTTCGAAAATCAGCATTTCTGATTTGAAAGATGAGTTGTATATGCTGAGCTTGAAATCTGATGAATTTGGCGGTTCGTATAAAACTGCTATGGACGAACTTGACAATGCTAACAATGGTGGAGCAATAACCAATACCAAAGATGCTCTGGATAAAGTTTACACATCTCTCAAAAACGCAGGTGTTCCACTTGATGAACTTAATAAGAAATTACGAGAAGATTTTCCAAATGCAGCTGTTGCAACCAAAACGGCTGTTGAGCAGAATATAGTCGGGGCTCAGGAAACTATTTCGTCATCCGCTGCAAAAGCATCAAAAGATACCAAAACAGCTACAAGCGAAATGACAAAAAATGCGACTGACGACTTTGCAGAAATTCAAAAGCAAGCTGATACTTACATGGGAAATGTCGCTACCACAACGTCTATGAATTGGGGGAATTCTTCACGAGAAGCAACCGTAAAGGCCAGAGAGATGAAGGTGGCGGTCAGCACAGAACTTGGCAATATGGACAAATCTGTCAGAAGCCATTTTGAAAGCCAATATAACATCGCTTATGTGAAATGGGAAAATATTGGAAGAGACATATCCAATTATATTTCCGGTACGATGAATAGTGATATAGGCAGTGCACTGGGTAGTTTTGTTGATACAATCCGCAATTCTTTCAGTAATATGTATGATATCGGATATAATGCAATGCAGAACTTGGCAAATGGCATGAAGTCTGTTAATATCCAAACGCCGCATATGTATATGGACATGACCGCATCTGTAAACGGAAACAAGCATTCATATAAATGGAATTCTGGCGTAAATTGGTACGCAACAGGTGGAGTATTTACAAAGGCGTCTGTAATCGGCGTTGGTGAAGCAGGACAGGAAGCCGTTCTTCCTTTGGAAAATCGTAAAGCCATGAAATCCATTGCCGACAGCATCATGTCTGGATATGACGGCAATATGGGACTTACCAAAGAAGAAATCATGGAAGCTGTTGAACGTGGCGTGGTTACTGCGATGATGAACAACGGTGGATTTGGTGGGTCTTCGCCAGAGTACATCATGAACAGCATCAAGGTCAACGAACGTGAGCTGGCACGAATTGTCACAAAAGCACAAAGCAATACAGAATATCGTATGAATCCATCACCGGCATATTGATATAACAATTGCTATAAATGATATAATAGCGCCCCGAAAAAGTATCGAATTGAATGAATTTCGGCACTGATCGGGGCACACTTTTTTATGATTAAAGTTAAAAAAACAGTACAATTTGTACTATTTTGTTCTTATTTAAAACAAAAAACAGCAAATAAGAGTATGATTTTTCAAAAAAATGGAATAAACCCTTATTTGGCAAAATAACGCTAAAAAACCAGAACGAGCAGTGCTAAAATGTAAATACACCGAAACTAATTTATGAATAATTTGTAAACTGTAATTTTCATTGATTTCGAAATAATTAGTTTATTTTAAAAAATAAATTTTTTTAGAAACAAATATTCTGTCAACAAGGCATTTTTGTTTACATAATATCTTAATGTAACGTTACAATAACGTTACGTGTAACGCGCTGTAACGCAATAGAACAAGAATAAGAATAAGAATAAGAATATAATTAATATATATACGAGATATATATTAATCGTCGAATAAGAGCTTATTCGCCCCTGCTAAATCACTTGATCTCGTATTTGGCTTTTAAAACGATTTTAAGTTTGATTCGATAAAATCCTCGCTAAAAGGATAAAAATTGATTTTAGGCATAAATTTCGAACGCACAAGGATATTCTGGAACATAAATCATGTTTTCGAATTAATTTTCCGTAGTCTTTCAAATTGCTTTACTATTCATACTGAAACATACTTCATGTATGTGATAAAATAAAAAATCATAAAGCGTCTATCAGAGTAAGAACAATAGGCGCTATTTTTATGCATGTAACGTCCTTTATAGGGCGTTTTTTATTTTTATGAGGTATTTAGCATGGCAGAGATATTTTTAAAAGTAGACAATGTTTCAATGCCCTGTCCATCTGCTTATACATGGGGGTTAAATGATATATCAGCGTCAAAATCAGGCAGGTCTGACGATTCGATTATGCATAAAAACAGGGTGGCTCAAAAAAGAAAATTATCTTTACGGTGGAACGGCAAGGACTGGGCGACTACTGCGAAAATATTACAAGCATTTAATCCCGAATACATACAGATAACATACCCGGACATGATGTCAGGAACATATGAAACAAGAACGTTTTACGTTGGCGATAGAAGTGCACCAGTCAAATGGTGGTGGGCTGGAAATCAAAGGACGGAATCTATCAGTTTTGATGTGATCGAGAGGTAAGGCATGAGAAATTTATCATCTAGGTGGAAAGAAAAAGTTAAAAATGGAATGGATGTGCATTATCTCAAGTATGCCGATATCACTCTTACTGATGGGACTGTATTAAACTTGACGAATGCCGATTTGTGGCAAAACGGAATGACGTTTGAGGATTCTGTATCTGGGGATAGCAGTTTTGATATTGGATCTGCGATTATTAATGTTTTAACGCTGAGTATTAATAATTTTGAAGGTCAGTATTCCGATTACGATTTTGAGGGAGCAGAAGTCATATGTTACGTTGGATTACAGATTGAAGATGAGGACACAAGTGAACTATTAGATTCAGCCGGAGAACAAATACTGGATTCAACCGGCAATACAATCATAGTTCATAAAAATACGGTTATTGAAAAAACACGTATTTGTACAACAACAGTAGTTGAACAGCCGGAAGACGAAACGGTGACCATAGACCTTACGTGCGAAGATAATATGCGAAAGTTTGACCGCAATTACTCGGAAAGCAAGCTTATATATCCTGCAACTAGAGAACAAATTGTGAGGGATGCTTGTGAAGTATGTGGAGTTACATTACAAACAGTTCATTTTGACAATGACGATTATATTGTGAAGGCTAGACCCTCCGACGATGCGCTGACATTTCGACAGGTTCTTCAATGGGTAGCTCAAATTGGATGCCAGTGGATGAGATGTGACGAATATGGTAGATTGTGCGTAAGCTGGTTTGACGATATTACGGAAGAAAAATTAATTATTAATGAAAACGGAGTATTAACAACATCTAGCGAAAGCAACATAGTGCTTAAAATGTCGAACCAAGATGAAACATTAACAGCAGAAAATGGTATTTTATTTGAAAATGATGGGACTTTAAGTTTATATGCAGTGGACGGAAAAGGAAATGTATCAAATGTATCTTCTACGTATGGGTTTACCCCGCAGCATACGGATGTTGTAATTACAGGAGTTCTTGTCACTGAATATAACGATTCAGTAGGTGAAGAACCAGAAAAATATATGGCTGGTTTAAAAGGATATGTGCTTGACATTTCAGGTAACAAATTGATTCAAAAAGGAGAAGGCAAAAAAATTGCTTCTATGATCGCCGAAAAATGTGTCGGGATGTCATTTCGACCATTTGAATCTGAATGTCCTACAAACATTTCGTTGGAAGCAGGCGATGTAGTTATAATCGTAGACAGAAACCGTAAAGTTTATAAATCTTTTATTACAACTACTACTTTGCAACCTGGTAATGGACAAAAAATTGCTTGCAATGCCAAAAGCGCAGCAAAAAATAGTAGTACTCGATACAGCCAATCAACGCAGGCTTATGTAGAAGCCCGGAAAATGATTAAAGCCGAAAAAACAGCTAGAGAAAAAGCCCTTGAAGAGTTTGGAAAACGCATGGATGCCGCAACTGGCGTATACACAACAATAGAAAAGCAGGAAGATGGCAGTGAAGTATTTTATCTTCACGATAAACCAACTCTTGCGGAATCGAAAGCTGTTTGGAAAATGACATCAGAAGCGTGGGGAGTATCTACTGACGGCGGAAAAACTTGGAACGGCGGTATGACTGTTGACGGCGATACAATTGTAAGAATCCTTAATGCGGTTGGAATCAATGCGGATTGGATTAATACCGGAAAGCTCCTTGGAAAGTTTATTGATGCGAAAAACCTCAGGGTTTCAACAGGGGATGGTACCGTAACGTTTTATATAAACGAAAAAGGACAAGTGTTTATCCAGCCGACAGCTTTTTTTCTGTCAGACAATAAAACGCTCGATGAAGCCATAGCAGATAAAACAATAGAAGAAGCTCAGAAGCTGACCACATTGAATGTGATTCTGTCAAATGAATATCAGGCCATAGTGACAGACGCTAATGGAAACTACACAACATTTCCTGAATGTAGCACAACCGTACAGGTTATGTATGGTGTTGAAAATGTAACTAATGATGCATCGTATACCATAACCGAAGATAACGTTACTGGAACCTGGGATGAAAAGAACCATAAATATACCGTCACAGGACTATCGGCTGATACCGGACATGTGAACTTTGTTGTAAATTACAAGACATTTTCTATTACAAAGCAGTTCTCAATTTCAAAACAAAAGCAAGGGAAACAAGGAGATAAAGGAGATTCAGCTACAACTTATGTTATTGAAACGGATACAACCGTAATAATGAGAACCGCAGATGAAACTTATGTGCCAGAAACTGTACTTTTCAAGAACTACGTTGTTTCGGGCAACAATAAAATATTGCGAAAGTCTAACATCCTTGTTCAGACAACAACAGACGGTTCTGCATTCAGCACTATAAAGAATGTGGATGTAGATGATGGACAGTATACCTTGTACCTTTCTACAATTGCATCAGATGTAACGGCGATTCGGTATATATTCAGAAGCATTAATCTGGGTAATCCTCAACTTGCAACAGTAACAATTCCAATAATCAATGACACAGAACTGACAGAAAAGCAGATCTTCAATCTTTTGACGCATAACGGCACCCGTGATTTGCTGACTTATGTTGATGGTAAACTATATCTTAACGGAACATACATTAAAGGAAAGACCGTAGCGGCAGACAAGCTGAATGTAGAGGACTTATATGCGGTTGCGGCATCAATTGCGCAGTGGATTATCAAAGAAAACTATATACAGTCAAAGAGCGGAAACATAAGACTTTATTCAGATGGTCGATTACAAATTGGGAATTCAGTGTTCTCTCAAAGCACAGATGGCGATACTGCTTGTAACATTAAATATGGATTACATTTGTTCTGTAAAAATATTACAGATAGCTCGGGATTTATTGACCCAAGCGGAATGTTTGCTATTTCTGGATTGGCAAGTAACGCATCAGGATCAACACTTATTTTGTACAACAATTATGTTTATAAATTAAGTTCGTCGTCAAAAAGATATAAGAAACACGTTAAAAACATGACCTCGAGTGAAGCTGAAAGACTTTTAGACATTCCGGTCGTGTGGTTTGAGTATAACGAAGGGTATCTGGCGCCGGGTGACCGTTTTGAGGGAAAACCGCTTCCAGGATTCTACGCAGAAGATGTATACGAAGCATTTCCGGAAGGTGCAATGCTCAATGAAGATGGCCAGGTAGAAGACTGGAACTACAGAACTATGATTCCGGCAATGATGAAACTAATTCAAGACCAGCAAGAAACTATTAACAGCCTTAATAAAAGGATAGAAAGATTAGAAAGAGGTGAGTGAATTGGAAGTCAAAGGAATAGATGTCTCTGCCTGGCAGGGACAGATCGACTGGAAGACAGTGGAAGCCTACGGAATGGACTTTGCTATCCTTCGGATCACAGAAGCTGGAAACGTAACGGATAAATATTTCGAAAGAAACTATACAGAATGCCAGAAATACAATATTCCAACAGGTGTATATAAATACTCGTATGCGATGACCATCGCAGAGATCCAGAGTGAAGCCGGAAAAGTGGTTTCGGCCCTGAATGGAAGAAAGTTGGAGCATCCCGTATGGCTGGATCTGGAATACAACAACCAGAGAAGTCTGGGAGCAGAAAACATACATAAGATGGCAGAAGCCTTTGAAAAGATCATTACAGCAGCGGGATATAAGTTTGGCATCTACTGTAATGTAGACTGGTACATGAACGTGATCTGCAGTCATCTGAAGAAATACGACTTCTGGATCGCACGCTATCCGGCAAATGATGATGGATGGCTTCAGGAACGTCTCCGCCCAGACTTCGGCGTCGGCTGGCAGTACAGCTCCAAGGCCAAGATTCCTGGAATCAATGGAACTGTAGATCGGAATGTATTTTACAAAGATTACAAGGATGAAGAAAAGAAAGGGGACGCAGAAATGGCAAAGACAAAAGAACAGATCATTCAGAATGTGCGAAATGATGCAGTAGACTTTGCAGTGAAGATCGCAAACGATAATGACCATGGATACAGCCAGAGAATCAGAAGCCTGTATGAGATTGATGATCCTAAATCATTTGACTGCTCAAGTCTGGCGTGTACAGCATATTACTACGCATTCATGAAAAACGGGCTGACTCAACAGGCGAGATACCTGAAAGAACATTGTAGCTACACCGGCAATATGCTGAAAATGTTAAACTGCGGGTTTGAGGTCGTGGCCAGAAATCAGACAGCACATGCGCAGATGATCAAAGGCGATCTGGAACTCAACACTACACATCATGTGGCAATGGCTATAAATAAAGACAATATTGTACATGCCAGAAGTTCAGAAGGAACCACTGATACAAAAGACAACAGTGGTAATGAGATCAGAACTCAGCCGTGGTATCTGTATAGTCACGGATGGACTCACCGTTTGAGATTTACGGGTAACGGTATTGACTTTACTGTATTGACTGCTGATACCGACAAACCAGCAGTTAAACCGACAACACCTGCAGGGGGTAAATATATGTTTGAACCAGAAACTGTAAAAGCAGGAGACAAAAACACATCCGTATTATTGCTTCAGGAGATTTTAAGAGCTAGAGGATTTAAGGGAAAAACCGGCAAAGCCCTGAAACTTACCCGGAAAGCAGATGCCAACACCATCTATGCCCTCAAAGCCTACCAGGAATCCAGAAAAGAGGTTCTTGCCGTAGATGGCGTATGCGGCCCTGCGACTTGGAAAGACTTGATCGCGATTTAAATTCAAAGTGGTACTTGATATATAACGAATAGAATGATATAATAAACATGTTCAATAAATCCTTCTTAAAAGTTTTCAATTCCCCGAAAAGACCGCCAGTCTCACATCGCTGGCGGTCTTTGCAATATCAATTTATATAATTTTCGTATTTATCCTTGATTTCGTTGTGGTTCCGGCGGCGTATCTGGACAATATCGCCAGATTCCATGATGAAGTTCTCATTCACGGACTGAATGTGATCCATGTTGACCAAATAACTCTGATGGCATCGCAAAAATCTTTTATCACACAATTCTTCTTCGATGTCATCAAGCTTTCCAAGTGTTACAAAGCACTGGTTATCGGTCGTGTAGATATGGCATGAACGGCCTTTACTCTCAACATATTCAATCTGTCTGTATTCCAACCGATGCAATTCTCCATGCGTTTTGAATGTCAGAACCTCATCCCTCATATGTGACAGAATCTCGTTGATTGCGCTGTACATCCTGCCATATTCCTTACCTTTGATGGCATATTGCACCGCGCCAACATCGAACGCTTCCCGGAAATGCTCCTTGTCGGATGTCCAGAAAATGATATTCCCCTTATATCCTGCATCCCGGAGCCGGTGCGCAATTTCCAGACCATTTTCCTTTTCTAAAATCATGTCAAGGACAATTATATCAAACCACATACCGTCCTTAACATCGTCAATCAACGGGTTACCTCTGCGGTAGTCTTTGATTTCGTACCGCCAGTCGCCTTTGCGCTTCAGAAAGCCTGCGACTCTTTCTTTGAAAATCTCAATATCCAGTTCGTCATCATCACAAATAGCTATCCTCATACGCAATTCCTCCTTTCAAATTCTCAATTTTGTCAAAAATTTCCGCGTTTTTGACAATACACACAATTTTCCTGTGAGTTGTGATAGTATTCTATACAACATCACAAATATATTTTAGCACGGCACTTTTATAGTGTAAAGTGTTGAGGAATGAATAAAAACTAAAAAAATCGACAAATTGATGAATACAGGGTTTCTGGAATCCCGGAATCGGGAGGATGTGTGTATAGAAACCGCCTACGGGCAAAAAGAAAAGGAAGGGGACGTTAATCTCCTTCCTTTTCTTAATAATAAAAATTATTTATCATAAGTTCTATATTCAAATTTTACATTTGTTCCGAATAAATCTACATTGTTTATGCCTAAATATAGTTCAGTGTAGGTACCATCTTGATAGTCATTAGTTTCGTATGTAAATTGAATAGAAAAAACGTAATCGATAGAGTCCAGAGAATATTTTCCTTTTATTTCTGCAAGTCCGTTACAATCTTTTATCGAACATGTACATTCATTATCCGAGCCTATATTTAATGAAATTGATGTATCTACACTTCCTTGAAGAATTTCCTGAGCAATTCTCAAGAGAAACCTTCTTTCATCATCTGTCAGATTTCCTTCGTTTTTGATAATCCAAGGGAAACGCATAGATGATGGATGTTCAGAAGAAGAATCAATCTTGGTGCCGGTTTCGATATCATAAAAATATGTAGGAGCAATACTTCCTATAACGGAGCTTACATTAATATTGTAAATACCAGTATAATCAAACCAATTTTGTGAAACCATGTTTGTAAAAATCTCTTCCGTGTTGCTAGGATCAATGTTAAGCTCAGATAAATCTGTTCTGACAATAAGAGATTTATGTTTCGTTCCTTCAGAGTCCTCGCCAGAAAACTCTTCAACATAGAACGCATTATCAGAACTAGCGTATTGGCTTAAAAAAGCATTTACATCATCGACATTAGCATAAACAGGAGCTGATGTTGATATTGCACATGTAACAATAGCCGATACAATTGCAAACTTTTTCATAGTGTAATCCTCCTTGTATAATTTGCACATATTATACCGCTTCTTACGAGAAAATCATAGTATAAAATGATATTTTTTACATTTTTCCTGCCATTTATACCAAAATCCGCATTACACAGTGAAATATGCTATTATTATGTGCATCATTTAAAGGGAAGAATTGGTTTTATGAGAAGGAAAAGAAAAGTATTTATAGCGTTTATATTGGCGTTCTGCCAGATATTCTGCGTACTGCATATTCCATTCAAGGTTGTGCCGGATAGTCAGAAAGATGTACAGATTAGTAGCACGGTACACCATATGCAGTGTATGCAGAATCACCAGAACCTATACGGAGATCAAAAAGTTTACAATGCTGCATATTTTATTTGCGAGAGCATAACAATATTTGAAATCGCAAAGTTTATATTCGAGAACACAAAAGCCCATGTGTATATTTGGCAGTTGCCAAGAGGGAACATAGGTGGTATAATAGCGAAAACGAACTAATGTTCGGTTCTATTTCCCACGGCCGGACATATACTGTTGTCAGAAAACCGCTGATCGGAGGTATGCTTTATGGATTATAAGAAGGAAATTATAAAAATAATAGATGAAATTGAAAGTCAAAAGATTTTACGTTATATTTATATTATCGTAGCTGATATTTACAATGATTTACGGAGGCAGGACATATGAGCAAAGATTTATTATATTCCAAAGAAGAGCAAAAGAAAATAATCGCAAAAATGGAAGATCCATCAAATAAAACGGGTCTTCCACCGGCATCGCTTATATACGCATTAATCGACATGATTGGAGTTCAGACAAATATGATTCAATCATTGCAGGAATCTATTCAACGGTTGGAGGCAAAAATCCAATAGGTCTTTTTGGACGATCATTTTCTTTCGGAACTGACGTGAGTAAAAAGTTCAGCTGACTAATGTGCTGAATAAGTGTTGACATCTTTCCGTTAACATATCCTTTAAAAATCATAAGTACGGACTTCTCGTATCCGATTTCAGTAACATGCATAGTAACTGAATGACCAAAATTGGTAAGTAGAAGTCCTACTTCATGTTCAGAGTCAAGCCCAGATTCAAAATCCTTGATATATTTGCAGAGAATCTCGAACTGAGTATCCGAATATGAATATGTCAATGGAACTGGCTCAATATTGTCAAGTTGTTCTGAAACTATTTTATTAATTGCATTGAAATCGAAATTATTATACATAACATCTACCTCACTCACTTAAAAGATTAATCAATTCAATAACGTGTTTCTTTTTGGCATCGGACAGCCCGAAGTATTTCTTTAATGCATCAGACAGTTCGGTGTCTTTTCTTATCTGTGCAATCAAATGTGCAGATTCATCGGAAAAATCTTGTTCCGGCTCTTTCCCTGTCATCAGATAATCTACAGATACGTGAAAGAAATTTGCGATTTTTCGCAAGTTTTCAGCATTAGGAGTACTTTTATCCAGTTTGCTTGCGTATCCCTTTGCGAAACCACATTCAGTTTCTAACGCATTTAATGAAGTTTTCTGTTCTTTACAAAGTATTTTAACTCTTTCTCGTAATGTCATTTTTGTTTCCTTTCAATTCTGAAAAAAACGCAAAAATAGTACTTGACATTCTGAAAATATCGCTTATAATGTAACTATCAGTACTGAAAATAACGCAACAAAATAAGGACATAAAGAATGCCCAAGTTTATTTTTTATGATTTTGTGTGGTAGCTTGATTATAGAATATATTCAGAGGTATGTCAATAATGTTGTGATATTTTCAGCAAAAATATGAAAGGAGGTATCGAATGATGATTTACGACAAGGTGAAAGCCTTGGCAAAAAAGCGAAATGTTTCCATTCGCAAAATCGAAATAGATTGCGGATTTTCGCAAGGTAGTGTTTGTAAATGGAATGAAGTTTCTCCATCTGCCGAAAAAGTGAAAAAGGTCGCTGATTATTTAAAAACTTCGGTAGATGAAATTTTGAAATCCGATTAACAAGAAAAGGAGATATATGAACGGATTAATATCAATTAATTACGATGGCGAACAGCCTACAGTATCAGCCAGAGAGTTACATAAATCTCTTGAAATCAGTAAACGATTTTCGGCATGGTTCGAAACAAACTCTCAGGGATTCATTGAGAACGAAGATTTTACAAGTGTACTTTCAGGTACGGTTGTAAATAACGGAGCACACAGAGAAATACAGGACTATTCCTTATCAGTAGACATGGCAAAACACATTTGCCTTATGAGCAGAACTGAAAAAGGAAAAGAATGCAGGCAATATCTCATTGATCTTGAAAAAGCATGGAACACACCAGAACAGGTTTTTGCCAGAGCATTGAAGATGGCAGACCGGACGATTGCGAAGCTGAAAGACACAAATAAGTCTCTTGCGGAGAAAATTGAAGCTGATAGACCAAAGACAATCTTCGCAGATGCGGTATCTGCAAGTCACACATCAATTCTTATCGGAGACTTGGCGAAACTTATCTGCCAGAACGGATACCAGATAGGACAGAAACGATTATTCCAGTGGATGAGAGACAATGGCTATTTGATGGTTTCTGGAAGTTCGCGAAATATGCCAAAACAGAAATACGTTGAGCAGGGATTATTTGAAATTAAAGAATCCAATGTTCAGAATCCAGATGGCTCTGTCAGAATCACACGCACGACAAAAGTTAGTGGAAAAGGACAGTTGTATTTCGTGAATAAGTTTCTGGGGCAGGAGGATAGAGAAAAATGAGCAAGGAAGTTAAGCAGACAGTTTACGATACCGTATTTCTCAGATCATTGGAGGGTTTCACTGTAAAGAAAGTTGCAGATGAGCATGGAGATACTGTAATAGAAATGGAGAATATCCAGACAGGAGCAACTATAAAACTTTATGTTAATCGTGTTTTGTATGGCTCTGAAATGATAAAGATGCAAGAGATAAGAATGTAGGTGAGCCAAAAAGTGAAAGCATTAAAGCAAATTTTAAAAAGAATATTTAAACCGCAGATTGTGAGAATCCCAGATAAAACAAGGGTAATATGCTTTTCAAAAAATGGAGAAAGGTATTTGAAAGTATTCAATACAGAAAATGGTGCAAACATCTGCTTCCGGGTGAAATCCATCGACTATGCAAACAGTGATTTAAAAGACGAATACTACCCGGAAACAATGTTCACGGATGTTGAAAGTGATCAAAGTGTCACGATTTTGAACCAGTAGGTGTAATCGTTGCATTTTGAACACTTAGGGATGGTTTTGCCGGATTTTACAGTTCTTTTAGAACCACAGTTATTGCATACGAACACTGAGGTTTCGGAAACTTTTTCACCGGATTGATGAAAACCATTAATATGCGGTAATAATTGCAAAATTTTATCTCCTTTCATTTTACTCGGCATGGCGGTGCCTGTAAGAACATTATAGGGAGATAGGTAAGAAAACTCAATAACTGAACGCAATTTTGCGTTGAGCTATCTGGATGTGAAAACAACGAGCCAACCAAACGATTCCAGACACTTCATTGGAAAGAAGCATCCGTTCGGAATGCAGAGACGGAAGAAAAAGGTGAAAGTAAAAAGAGTGCACAGAAATAAATACGAGAGGAGATGAGAATGTGAAAATTGCCGACGAAACAATTATTAAGTTTAAAAACGGAGAAACGTTGCATGTCCCGGCAGAGGTGTATGAAAAAATTAATTTCGACAAACAGTCAATTGTTGAATACGGATGGAATGAAAACGGAATTAATAACAAAATTCAGTTTTCCCTTGAGGATGTGCTCTATATTGGCAGAACAACAAAGAGCACATCCGGGGAAAAGTCTAACGATTAAAAGTAGCGCCGAGATGGAGAACAATTATTTACTTTCTCTTTATCCAGTTCATTGAGAAAGTAATCTTCATCATGGGAATCCAGAAGATCAGCAAATTCTGCACGGTATTTGAAGTATCTCTGGCAGATATGAGGGTTGTCCAGACAACCCGGCAATTCAGCGCATAACTTAGCAACAGCCAGATCATGAGCAATTTGTAACTTATCCATCGTTATCACCTCCTTTGAGGTGATTATAACACAAGAAAGGAAATACATGAGAAAAAGAATAGCAGCAATTTTGTTATCTGGAATTATAGCATTTGGATTAGCTGGTTGCACGACAGCGGACAGGAAAGTTTCTTATAAGAAAGGAGACGGGGTTATGAGTAGAAAGAAAAAGGCTTCTAAGATGGTGCGAACATCAAAGAAACCTATTTCATTAACATGTTTGATTAATAAGAAACCTATTTGCCAGATGGATATTTTTCGTTGAATGCTTCTAATGCGGATTCATAAGCATTTATGTATTCTTCGAAATAATCGATGGTTACATGAGTTTTGCCAGCATCAACTTGAGATTGACGTTTTAAATGGCAAGCATCAGTGCAAACTGCAATAGCTAAATCATGTGCACGTTTTTCATTATCCGTCATTATTACACCTCCTTTCATAAGGAGAGTATATCACATAAAAAATCGGAGGGACATAAAAATGGCAAAATCATTAATCCTGTCAGCTCTGATCGGCGGTATGTCACCGTACCTGCCGTTCTGGAGATTTGACAGTGCATCACAGCCGGTTGCAGTAGCAATCGCAATATTCGCATTATCATTCGTGGTTATTTACCCGGATGAAATTAAAAGAAACGGAGGAAAAGAAAGATGATTGAGACAAAAATGGGAGAAATCACACTTAAAGGCAGTAAAGCAGAATTAATAGCTGACTTAGCTGTTATCGTTCGTGGAATTAAAGAAACTATTATGGAAGATGGCAAAGAAACAGAGGAATCTGTGAAGCAGGAGATTGACGAAGCGGTCAAAATCGGACTGATGAACGAAGAAGAGTTTGAGACTATTCAAAAAGAAAAAATCAAAGAAGTTGTAAAAGCATTATTTGATGATTTACTTGGAGGGCTTTTCGATGAAGATAAATGATTTTGATAAGACCGTAGATGAGTTGTATCAGTTGTGTAGGAGAGTCCAGAAAGAAACCGGCAGAACGGTAGCATTTCATTTCGCAAACTACAAGATCGGATGCAGCTTGCACATCAACATATATAAGAAAGAATCATTAAGAGAATTTGATATGTACAGCATTGCAGAGGGCGGTTATCAGCAGGAAGAAAATGTGAAGAAAGTAACTGACCATTTAAACCGAATTTTGATGGACAACAAATGTCCGTATTGTGAGGGGGATTGTGATGGAGAAAGAAAATAAGATGGATTTCAGAGCAGAGACCGTAGCCGAGGAATACGCCGAATTAGTTGGCAGACTAAAGGCGTTCAAAGCATACCTCGATTCTAGTGAGAGCGTAATCATCGACAAGAAAATTTGTATCGCTATGTTAGGTCTCGACTCAGATTAAAAGTTGGCTCCATGGGTACCGGAAATACCACACGGAGCCGCGTATCTAACTTAATTGGGTAAGTTAAATACAGGACAAGTATAACACACCTTCCTGTATTTATCAAATAAATAATTAGGAGGGCATTTTTATGTCTAAAACACACACATCCAACGAACAGAAACCACTTGCAAGCGAGATTATTTGTGATCTGGAAGCAGAAAACGCAAAACTCGAAGCAAGAAACAAGAAACTCAGTAACATTGTTTTAAAGCAGGCAGCAGTTCTTGTGGAGACATTATTGCTGTTGAATGAAGAAGGTGATTTAGGAAATGAAAATTCGTGATGAAAACCAGGTGCTTTTATCTGGTGACATTCCGGCAGGGTTTGTGTTCTCACATGAAGAATACGGTGGAACCAAGATGTACGAGGGAAGAATGACAATATTTAGAAAGAGTACATCCTATGACATTCTTCCGATTATTGTGCCGGAGCATATGATTTCAAAGGAAACGGAACTGATTGCCAGTGTATATGGTGAAATGCGAAGCCGTACAGTCCGGGAAGATGGCAAGAAAAGCCTTACAGCATATGTAAGAGCAACGAACATTCAGTACCTTGAAAGATTGGAAGAACATGATGCAAACGAAGTTTATCTGATTGGATATCTAATTAAAAAACCAACAGTAAAGATGATTGGCGCGAACAACGACAGGAAGTTGGCAAGAATACTTCTGGCAGTAAACAGAAAGAAGAAAGACGGATATACCAGATCAGATGCAATCAGTTGTCTGTGTTGGGAAGAAAACGCAGATGCCGTAGAGAATCTAAAAAAAGGAGCGAAAATCAAGCTCTTTGGAAGATTCCAGAGCCGGGAACTCTGGTCTGATCAGAGTCAAGAATGGGTAACAGCATTAGAGGTATCGGTAAAGAGATTGGAGATTTTGTAATATGAAAAAAATCGAAGTAAGAGAGATTAGATTGACCGACTTTAAAGGTCAGTCGGAAAAGAAAATAGAGTTCAGGCACAGAACAGTCGTTTCCGGGAAGAACGGATGCGGGAAAACCACACTGGCAGATGCTTTCATGTGGGTGTTCTGCGACAAGGACTACAGCTTAAAAAGCAACCCGGATATCAGACCTGATGATGGTAGAGAATGTCTGCCAAGAGTCGACATTGACCTTGTTATTGATGGAAAGCCGGTAAGCGTAGCAAAGTTCCAGAAACGTACAGAAAGTAAACCAAAGGACGGGAAGCCGGGCAAGGTTGCATTATCCAACAAATACGAAATCAACGGTGTTCCGAAAGCCGAAAGAGATTTTAAAGCCGATCTGAAAGAACGAGGGTTTGACTTTGATAATTTCCTTATGCTGTCTCATATGGAAATCTTCACAGACTTGAAAGATGCAGATGCCAGAAAAATTCTGTTTTCCATGTCAGACGGTGCCGGGAAAACAGATTTAGAGATTGCCAAGACAGTTCCAGACTGTGCCGAACTGGTACCATTTCTGGAAACTTATAAAGCAGACGAAATCAAAGCCATGAACAGCGCAACACTGAAAAAGGCAGAGGAACAGTTGAAAGCCATTCCAAACCAGATTATCGGTATGGAGCAGTCAAAAGTCGATGCTGGTACCGCCGAACTGGAATTGCAGAAGAATGCCTTGCAGGAACAGATTTCTGACCTCGAAAAGCAGATTGCACAGGCAGGAAACGAGCGTAGCAGCAAACTCAGAGCGGAACTTTCAGACTTAGGTGTTAGAAAACATTCTTTCGAGTCAAAAGCATATGAAGAAATCTCGACAAGAAAAACTGCAATTCAAATTAAAATCAACGAGTTGCAATCGGAGAGAAATCTGAAAGTGTCAGAATTAAACAGAAAGACTTCCGCATTGGAGAGTTTGAGAGCGCAGAAGAAAGAACTTCTTAAAAAATTACAGAATGCCAGAACGCAATATCCAAAAATTAAAGATACAGAATGGGACAACACAGTTCTGGAAAGCATTAAATCCGAGATATTCAAGGACGCAGATACCATTTGCCCGACTTGTGGTCAGAATCTTCCGACAGAGCAGATTGAGCAGTTAAAGAGCAGATTCGAGCAGAAAAAGCAGGAAAGAATCAATCAGCAGTTAAAGGTTAAGGAAGAATGGGAGCAGGACAAGAAGCGTAAACTTGATGAAGTTATTCAGGCTGGCAACAAAGCGTCTGCCGGAATGAAAGAAGCACATAAGCAGGAAGAAACTCTCACATCTGAGATTTCCAAACTGGCAGGGGAATTAGAGCAGATTAAGACTTCTCTGGACGCAGAAAACAAGAATCTGGAAGCTATACCGAAAGAGCCAGATTTCTCAGAAAACGCCGAATATCAGCAGATTCTTACAACAATCAAAGAGAAAGAACAGGAGCTTAATTCTCTGGACGATGGCGAAGAAGCAAAGAAACAGCTTTCAGAGCAGTTATCCGGCAAGAAACAGGAATTGGCAGCAGTCAATCAGAAAATCGGAGAAGCCAACAACAACGTCCGAATTGACGAGCAGATTGAGAAGCTTCAGGAAAGTCAGAAACAGTATGCACAGAGCAAAGCTGACACACAGATGATTCTGGACGAGCTGAAATCACTGAGTATGGCGAAGAATACAGCCCTTGAAGATACAGTAAATAAGTATTTTGACGGGGTTAAGGTGAAACTGTTCGATACGCAGAAAAATGGCGAAGTCGTAGACGCTTGCATCTGGTACGTGCAGGACAAGGACGGTGACTGGAAGAAACTGGTCGGGAACGCCAATACAGCCCTGATGATGAAAGGAAAAATTGCAATCATGGACGGATTGCAGAAGTTTTACGGCGTGAGTTATCCGATATTCGTAGACTGTGCAGCAGAACTGGACAACAGCAGTCTTGCAGGAATTAAGGCATATGCGCAGTTGATTTTCTTGAAAGTTGCTGAATGGGATATGAAGGTAGCGGAGATTTGAGAAAAGCGGAACAGCTAGGAACTTGTTTGGCGACAGCCTAGCTGCTCCACACAAAATATAGAGCAAACTATATTTGCTAATAGCATAACAGATAATTTTAGCTTAATCAAGCTACAGGTGATTTTGCACCTGCAAAGTGAGGAACGTGTTAACTCACTAGAACCTATATAAATTTAATATTTGAGGTTTGACAAGCCTATGAATTTACATGGGTACAAAACTTCCATTCTTTTTTATCGCTAAACTCCGGTGGTTTGAAACCCTACAAAACAGCACAGGTACGAAACGATGCAATCACGCAAATAGCGTGTTAGCAAATATATAAAAATATAGAAAAGGAGAATTGTTATGGCAAATAAAACACAGTTAGCAACAGCAGGAGAACAGCAGGCGGCAATCGTAATCAACAACTCATTCATTGATGGATTGGTCAAGCAGCTTGAAAAAAAATGTGAATATGGTCTTTCGTTCCCAAAAGACTACAACCTCAGTAATGCACTCATGGGGGCATATCTGATTTTGAAAGAAACAAAAGATAGAAACAACAAACCAGTTTTGGAATCTTGCACATCTACTAGCATCGCAAACAGTCTTATGAATATGGCAACGCTCGGACTTTCAGTTCAGAAAAAACAGGGTTATTTCATTAGTTATGGCAATCAGTGTCAGTTCCAGAGGTCTTACTTCGGAAACATTACAATCGCCAGAAGATATGGAATGAAAGATATTCACGCAGAGATTATCTACGATGGTGATGAGTTCAAATACCACATTGAAGATGGAAACAAGGTTCTGGATTCTCATGAACAGGATTTTATGAACATTGACAACGATAATATTCTTGGGGCATATGCAGTGGTTCTGATGGAAGATGGAACAAAACATCTGGAAGTAATGAACATAAAGCAGATCAAGCAGGCTTGGTCACAGGGCTATGGTTACAAGGAGAACGGCAATGGAACACATCAGAAATTTACTGACCAGATGGCAAAGAAAACAGTTATCAATCGTGCATTAAAGCAGATTATCAATAGTCATGGTGATATTTTCATTCAGGAAGTTGAGGAAGCCACAGAAGAAATTCCAAAGCAGGACATTATTGAACATGAAGTTGCTTATGAAATCGAGCAGAACGCCAATGCTGAAGAATTTATCCCAGACGAGCCGGCAACAATCGAAGAACAGCCGAAACAGTCGACAGTTGCAGAAGCTGTAAAGCCCGCCGAGAAAGAGCCAGTTCCGGCAGCAGGTAAAGAACCAGAAATTCCGGATTTTATGAAGCAGGAGGAGATGTGATATGAACAATAAAGAAATTTTACAGAAAGCAAAGGAACTGGTTGAACTTCTGGAACAACAGGAAGAAACCGGAAAGGTTGAGTTGTCAACACTGAAACGAGGAGATGTGTTCCAGACTACAGGGAAACGCAAATACAAAGTGTTGCAGCAGTATGGCGATACAACGAAAATTATTTCGCTTGATCTGGTGAAAGAAAATGTAGAGTTTGGTGATACCTCAGATTACAAAACATCAAAGGTAAAGAAACTGTGTGACACTGAAATCCTGAAAGACTTCGAAGAAGAATTCGGGGCAGGAAATATCAAGACACACACAGCAGATATTATCACTGCGGATGGACAGAAAGTCGGAAATGTAAAATGCAAAATCCGTCCAATTACGTTTGATGAAGCACGAGAATACACAGATATTACACCGAACAATGATCTGAACGACTGGTATTGGACGTTGTCGCCATGGTCGACAGAAGAGCACGGATGGAGTAGAAGCTTATCCGTTGTTTCCCCTTCGGGCTATTTCAACGACGTCAATTACTGCGTCGATAATGGTGTTCGCCCAGTTTGTATCTTAAAATCTAATATCTTTGTATCTAAGGTGGAGGAATGATTATGAAGAAAAATCTGAAATATTTTGAGGATGAATTATCCAGATTAAGTAAAGAGTTCACAGAATTCAAGAAAAAGCACATCGGAAAGCCGGAAATCGGAAAAGCTATTAAGCTTGCTGGCATGGAATGGCTGATTCTGGATAATACAGAAAAAGGATATTTTGCCATTTTGAATGGATTTGATGGAAAAGAAAGAGCATTTGATTCAGATTCAAATAACTGGATTTCAAGTAAACTGAGAAATGAGTTAAATACTCGTTTTCTTAAAAAAATTACTGACGAGTTTGGAGAAGATGCAGTTATTGAGTTTGATCGAGATTTGCTTTCTTTGGACGGTCAGACAGAATATGGACATTGTAAAGATAAGATTTCGATTTTGACGATGGACGAATACCGAAAATACAGAAAATTCCTTCCAAATATGGGTAAATGGTGGTGGTTGCTTACTCCATGGAGTACACCAGCAAATGATTACAGTAAAACACTTACCGTTGTTTCCCCTTCGGGCTGTGTCGTCCACTACAATTGCGACGGCGAAGGTGGTGTTCGCCCAGTTTGTATCTTTTCTTCTTCAATCTTTGAATCGGGGAATGATGATTGATGGCAAATGAAGATTTAAAGGTAATAACAAAGGCCAAGCAGCTTGCAAAGCATACATTAATAGTTACGAGCAATGCCAGACGATACCCGAAAAAATATAGGTTTTCACTTGTAGATAAAATGCAAAATAAAGCATTGGAAATTTATGAGTCACTATTTGAAGCCAACCGAACTGATCTGAAAGATTATAAAGGAGAACGATTAGAACTTCAAACAAAAGCCATTACTCATTGTGATGAGTTGATGTACTTTATAGAACTTTCATATGAATTGGGAATTATCAATTCCGGTGGAATGGAAGCATGGTCGCAAATGGTAAAAGATATAAAGTATATGACTATTTCATGGAGAACAAAAGACAGAAAAAGATAATTTTCACAGGTTATGCACTGCGAATACCGTTGTTTCCCCTTCGGGCTATATCAACAACAACAATTACAACAACGAAAATGGTGTTCGCCCAACATGGATCACATGCAGACAGAGTAAGCGTAAAGCTGAAATCAGAAAAGATACAAGCAAATGCATAACCTTTCCGCAATGGACAAACATAAAGGAACAAAATAAATGGATAAAGAAATTGTTGCAAATTTTGAGAATTTATATCGTTCTTACAAAAAGGTTAAGAGCGGTAAAAAATTTAATTCAGGTACTGCAAGATTTTCTAATTTGTCTCTTGAAGGCATTCATCTCTTGAAGGAACAATTAGAAAGTCAAACGTATACCATAAATCCGTATAATAAATTTCAAATTCATGAGCCAAAAGAGCGAACGATAGAATCATGTGCATTTAAGGACAAAGTAGTGCAGAGATGCTTTTCTGATTACATTCTGACGCCGAATCTTGAAAATATCCTGATTAAATGGAATACTGCCGGGCAGCAAGGAAAAGGGCAACATATGGCAATGGACGGGTTAAGAAATCAAATGTTGGATGTCTATAAAAGAAATGGAATGAATAGTTGGATTGTAAAATGTGATATTCACAAATACTTTTATTGCATAGACCATGAAATCATGAAAGATGTTTTGGATTATTACTTTGATGATGATTTTACAGTCTGGTTGAACCATTTGTTTATCGATAGTACAGATAATCCGGGACTTCCATTAGGGAATCAGGTAAATCAGAAATACGCTCTTTTGTTGTTACATTCATTGGATCAAATGATAACGATTGAATTTGGAAATCCATATTACGGACGATACAACGATGATTTTTATGTGATTTGTAAAACGAAAGAAGATGCCAGAGAAATTCTCGAAGCAATCCGAATGATGATTGAAAGTCTTAGACTGGAATTAAACCCTAAATCACAAATTGTACCATTTCGCATGGGCTTGTGTTACCTGGGCTTTCATCATTACGTAACTGATGAAGGAAAATACATCAGAAAATTGCGTGGTGATAAGAAAAGAAAAACACAGAGAAAAATCCGAAGATGGGTACGGTCAGTGAATGACGGGAAGATGTCGATAGAAAAATTCCATGAAAAATACGGAGCATGCAAGAATCATATGCTTCATGGAAATTGCACCAAACTATGTCATAGTATTGATTTAGAAATTGAAAGGAGAATGAAATGAGATTAGTAAGTCAGAATGGGGAATTTGATGTCCCTTATGAAATCGCAGCATTAAGCAGAACTGGAAATATCATAAAAGCATATGTGCCAATGGTAGGTGAAAAAGGAACAATTATGGCTCGTTATTCGACAAATGAAAAAGCCCAAAAAGCTATGAAAGCGTTGCATAAAGTGTATGCAGGAATGTTTTTTGCGCAAAACGTTGAAATGAGCGATGATGATTACGAGGAATTTATAAAAATGGCTGCAAGAGGTTTTGATGATTCAAAAACCATGGTTAGCAGTCCAGATATGAAATTTGAACCAGCAAACATTGTATTCAGATTTCCAAAGGATTGAGAGGTATAAAAAATGAGTTATAGCAGTTTATATGGAATTGATAAGGATTACAAAGGAGAGGTTATAGAATAGTTCGGAAATTCATGGCTGTTTGCACCTATTGTGTGGGATGTCTTGACAGAAAAATATATCCCGCCAAGTAAATTAATAAGTCATGGATTTAAGAGAAATATCATTCATGATACTTCTCTTTGGAACGAAGTAAACAATGAAATTAACAATTGTGACAATGCGGTAGACAGGATTTGCTGGGAATTTTCTGGACAACAGGTTTTCTTCACAAAAGATAAGAGCTGTGTGGCAAATGCAATAAGAGACTTTATTAAGCAAAATAATAATTATTGCAGAGACACCGAAGATAATATCCCGGTGCTGGAAAGAGAGCACATCATTGAAAGATTCGAAAAGATTGCTAGTGAAATAGAACTGTTATCGGAAGATACACCGTATTTTGTAATGAAGAACACTTCTGTTGATGACAGCGTAGAAAGATGGTTTGAAAAATACGATGATAAGCAAGATGAATATATAGAAACTGGTCTTAATCAGGTTGATGAATTTGTTACAGAATTTGTTGTGATCGAAGATGGGAAAATTGTGAATTTCATAAGCAATTTGGATTTTGAGTATTGAAAGTGAGGTGGCGAAATGTTCATGAGAGTGATAAACACAGGCAGTCAACTCGGAAACTGCTATACGCTCAAGACCGAATCCGGCGAAATCTTGCTTTTGGATTGTGGATGCAAGTATTCAGAGATTTTAAAAGGAATCTCTTACAGAATATCGGATGTTTCTGGCTGTCTGCTGACCCATGGACATGGGGATCACCTGAAATCGTTCCAGAATCTTATGCAGTCCGGTATTCAGATTTACACCAATGACGAGACTGTTGAGAGTGTAAACACAACCTCTGGTGAGCTGATGATTGGCTTACCAGAAAAGAAATCGAAGGACATAGGTTCATTCCGGGTAACGCCTTTTTACGTCCCACACGACAAGACACCAAACTTTGCATACATGATATCTCACGAAGAATGCGGACGGATAATATATGCGACAGACTTCTCATATTTTCCGTTCACATTCAAGAACATGAGAATAAATCACTTCCTTATAGAATGTAATCATCTTGATGAATCGCCGGAGCAGGATTCATTCAAGTTTGAACACTCCATCCGGGGGCACAGCAGCTTATCTACTGTAAAAGAGATTATCCGAGTGAACAAGACCGCTTCGCTCAGGACTATAACGCTGTGCCACCTGTCAGAGGGATGGGGAAATCCGGAAGTGATGCAAAAAGAGATACAGGGCGTTGCCGGGGATGATGTTCTGGTGCAGATCGCAAGACCGGGGCTGAATGTTGATTTGAATTTATGTCCGTTTTGAAAGGAGTAAATATGGTATCAGCAAATTTAAAAGACTGGAAAGAAGTCACCAAAGGCATTTACAGATATGTGATCTCTGCAAATGCTGCATACGAAATCCATATTAATTATTGGAATATGGAAACAGATATTCTGACCGCAGACGCAAGTCTATATATTGTCGGGGATTGGCGCTCAAATGATGGTAAAAATACCAGAGAAAGAGAATGCTTGCTTGAGTCAGGACCGGTTATGGCTTGCCTTGGTGAGGCTGTAGATGATGACAGAGAGAATAACAGTTAAATAAAAAAAGCACCGACTATTTATCGGCACTTTTTACAAAATCTTGGAGAACAGTAATGACCAGATTATTAAAACTCCTGTTCTCCTGCTTGGCAATTTGCTCAAGTTGTTCTTTAAGCTGTATCGGGAACGTGATGTTAGTTCTGGTCTTATCAGACTTGACGGTCATGTGAAATCCCTCCCTTGTTTTTAGAACATTGTAGCATTTTTGCCTGTCGGTGTCAATTAGGTATCAAAGTGGTATCATTTTTATCTTGCAATATAGGTATCAAAATGGTATCATAATGGTATCAGAGATACACCGAGAATGAATCGAGGTGATAAGTTTTTGAATAGTAACTATAAAAATTTTGTAAAAGCCAAGGCGATTGAAACTGAGAACCGTAAGAGATGGCTGAAAGTCGACCCGCATCTGAACGACAATCCTGGAATCTACATTTTGACAAGAATTGATGAAGATGGTTTTAAGTTTGGGTATGCAGGCCAGGCAAAGAAACTAATTACCAGATTATGTCAACATAGTGCAGGGCATCAACAACACATTGATCTTAGCTTGAAAAAACATGGATTATATTCAGAAAAAAATCCATATGGTTGGCGTGTAGTACATACTAATTGTCCAGAATCAGAACTTGACGAAAAGGAACAGTATTATATCAGATGGCTTGCAGATCAAGGGTATCAACTTAGAAACAAGACTGGTGGTTCTCAGGGAGCAGGCAAGAAACAGATTGATGAGTACAGACCGGCAAAAGGTTATTATGATGGTTTAAATCAGGGAAAGAAATCACTCGCCAGAGAACTGTCGCACATCATAGATACACACTTGCAAGTTTCACTGAAACCAGAAAAGCAGAGCAATAAAGTATCAATCCGGGCTTTTGAAAAGTTTCAGAACTTGATTGATGAGAAAACATACGAATAAAAAATGAAAGGAGCTTGCCTTCATGTGACGTAAGGGTGCACCGGGCTTCTTTGAAATATGAAATTAAAATGTGAAATATACAGAGACTCAATGCAAAATTACAAGAAATATGCAATTCCAAGAGCACAGCTTGTTATAGCTGATGTTCCGTATAATGTAGCGAATAATTTTTACGGGAGCAACCCTATGTGGTATGTAGGTGGGGATAATAAAAATGGCGAAAGTAAACTAGCAGGAAAAGCTGCCTTTAATTCAGATTTTAATTTTAACTTATATGAATACTTTCACTTTTGTTCAAGAATGTTAAAAAAAGAAGATACAACACCTGTGCCAAGAGGAAGAAGTAGCAATTCTCCATGCATGATTGTATTTTGCTCGTTTGAACAAACACAAACATTGATTAAAGCTGCTGAAAAACATGGTTTTGTACATTATATCCCACTTGTTTTCATAAAAAATTACAGCCCTCAAGTATTAAAAGCGAATATGCGTGTAGTTGGAGCTACGGAGTACGCTTTATTGTTTTATAGAGACAGGCTTCCTAAGTTTAGGAACGGCGTTCAGACTGATGAAAACGGAAAAACAATCAGAGGTACAGGACACATGGTTTTTAATTGGTTTGAATGGGAGAAAGATGGAAAAGATATTCCTAAAATTCATCCGGCACAAAAGCCGGTCAAACTTTTAAAAAGATTGATTGAAACGTTTACTGATCCCGGAGATGTAGTAATAGACCCATGTTGCGGAAGCGGGACAACGTTAAGAGCTGCACACGAAATAGGAAGAAATGCTTTCGGCTTTGAAATTGATAGAAATTTCTTTAAGAGGGCAAAAGAAGAAATGCTTGTTTTTGAGGAAAACAGTCAGATAAGCATAGAAGATTTTTTATAAAGGAATCGTGAAATATGGATAATTTTAAACACCAAAAACATATGGAATGGAAGCAGAACCGACGGGATATTTATTATTTTATTTTAAAATACTCAAAATCGCATAAAGACACACCTTCGACAAGAATTATATCTGATGAACTGGAAATTAGCATGACAGCCGTTCAAAGGCATCTAAGGCAGTTCGAGGACGATGGATTGATCGTATTTCACGGAACTGGTTCGCACAGGACATACGAACTGATAGGAGTAAAGAAAAATGAAACTGTATGATGTATATGACGGAATGAAGTATATTGGAGAAATGACCATTGATCAGATTTCAGAGCTGACGGGAAAAACAAGGAGCCAGGTATCAAGGGCGATTTGTTCGGCCTGCCTGCTCGATGAAAGATATGCAATTGTGTATGATGGGCGGGACACAATCTGCAAAACAAATAAAAACGATATGAGAATGCTGATGGAGTTTGATGCTCTGACAGGCAACATAAGGAGGGCTGTTGGATGGGAAAGTTGAAAATCAAGCAAAAAAAGAAAGCATTCATTCCGTACACGAATCAGCAGGCTCATATGTTTGCACAGTCTATCCAGAACTGTCAGAAAGAGCTTAAAGAAATGGAAAAGAAAGCTTATGAAGATGGTTTTACTGTTGGCGAGGATTGGAGCAATACGATTAATACCGTCACAACCATGATGGCTCTGAGACGTTTATATGGCTTTTCTACGAAGCGGTTGCTTGATGTGGTAAGAACTGCCAATAAGTACGTTGAAATGGCGAATAGGGGCGAAATGAGCGTTCTGAGCATGATACAGGACATTGAAGAGAACACAGATGTAAGATTTGACGAAATGAATAAGAATCTGGTCAAGAAGATGGGAGTTTAAAATGAAATTTATAGATTTTTTCGCAGGAATCGGAGGATTCCGCAGAGGAATGGAATTAGCGGGGCATGAATGCGTTGGTTTTTGCGAATTCGATAAATTTGCTACTGCGAGTTATATCTCAATGCACTTACTGACAGAAGAGCAGCGAAAGGCATTGGAAGATATTCCTATCAAGAAAAGACAGAAAGAAATATTAAAGGAGGAATACAGAAATGGAGAATGGTACTCAAATGACATTCGAAGAGTGTATGCCGGAGACATTCCAAAAGCCGACTGCTGGTGCTTCGGATTCCCCTGTCAGGACATATCCGTTGCAGGAAAGCAAGCCGGATTTCAAGGAAACCGTTCAAGCCTGTTTTTCAGAGTTATGTACCTTATTGGACAGCTCAAAGAAGAAGATAAACCCACTTACCTTTTCATTGAGAACGTTAAGAATTTGCTTAGTGTTAATGGAGGATGGGATTTCGCCAGACTGCTCATTGAAATGGAGCAGTGGGGGTACGATGCAGAATGGCAGGTGCTCAACTCCAAAGATTTCGGAGCGCCACAAAACCGGGAAAGATGTTTTATTATCGGACATCTTAGAGGAAGAAGTACCGCAAAAGTATTTCCTATCGAAGGAACAGACGGAAAAAATAGTGTTCAAATAATTGCACATAAAAATGGATATAGAAGAAATACACAAGTGTTTGCACCTGATGGAATTACCGAGACTCAGGATAGACACGGGGTCGCAATTGATCCACTCGGAGTATTGCGTAACGTTCGTACAGAATATGGAAAAGAAATCCGCAAGGATTACGAAAGCGGAAAACTTGATATTTCCAGACATGAATTTCTTGCTAATGAAATTAGAGAAGATGGAATTGTAAATACATTGTCTACAGTCCAGAAAGATAATCAGCTTGCAGTAAAAGTAGTAGAAGTAACTAAACAAGGATATTCAGAGCGCAGAGTTGGAATTGATGCAGTAAACTTATCAGTCCCAGGTAGTAAAACCAGACGTGGAAGAGTCGGAAAAGAAGTTGCCAATACGCTAGATACAAGCTGTAATCAAGGCATATTTGTGAAAGTTTCCGATGAATTAATTGTATATGCAGTCTGGTATGAAAAATGTCAGTGTTACATAGCAGTTCGGAAGCTGACACCGAAAGAATGTTTTCGGTTGCAAGGTTGGTCAGATGATTATTTTGAAAAAGCACAGTTCGTAAATTCTGACAGCCAGTTATACAAACAGGCAGGAAACGGCGTAACAGTGACAGTTATAGAAGCCATGGCAAGAAAAATGAACGTAAATCTAAATTGATAGCGTGCCAGTCTTGCATGGAGAAAGTGAGGGTAACAATGAAATTCAAAAGTAATGCTAAGTATAACGAAGAACCTAAAACTGGAAGTATTTTCGCTTTGAAATACAATTCTTTAGGAATTGTTATCCACAAATACGTTGGTTGCGGAGATGCACTGTTTCTCAACTGTAGTGCATTGGATATTTTAAACTACGATCTCGGAACAGAGGATTTTGAGGAAGCTGTCAGCAAAACAAAAGAAATTATCATGCGTGAAGTTAATAAAATCAGAGAGGATTCATACAGGTTCTATTTAGACAGTAACATTGAATTTGACAGATATTAGGAGGACGTAAAATGAGCTACTGTGACGGAACCTGCGAACACCTGAACGCAAGAAAGCACAAATGCGAATTGACAGGAGAAAAACTCACATACATGAAATGGAGTTGTGGAATCGAGTATTCAGTGCATGAACACAGAGGATTCTGTGAGAAAGATAAGGAGGACACAAAATGAAATTATATTTCTACATTTTAGACAGTGACAGAAAAACAAACAAATGGAATCTTCGCCTTGAAGAATGTAAAGTAATAGAAAAACCGAAGACATACAAACCAGTAACTAAATTCCCTGATGGAGTCTACGCTTCGTTTATAAAAAAAGAATCAATAGGCAATTTCATTAGTGAATACAGCAAAGTGGTTGTACTATATGCACCTAATTATGAAAAAGCAAAGGAAGTATTTTTAAAAAAATACGATAATGAATTAAACACGCTAAGAGAAAGAATTGATTTCTATGAGCAACTAAAATCTGCGATCGAAGATTACAAGGAGGACGCGAAATGTTAATCAGAAGTCAAGATAAAACAGAACTGGTAAAGTTTGAAAACATTGTAGTAAATCTAAAACTTCCAGATTCATTAACCATTATATGTTGGAGTCTTCAGGATGCGCAGAGAAGTGGAGGATATTTTATTTTAGGAAAATATTCCACCAAAGAAAAAGCCATGAAAGTACTGGATATGATTCAGGATGCATATGCAGATGCAAAATTAAATGAAATTCTCCTTCCTGATGTCTGCAAATCGGCTAGCGAATCTCAGAGGGGAAAAGATAATACATTAATTGCAAAAACTATTAGAAAAGATTTTATGAAAAAAATGATATTCCAGATGCCAGAAGATAGTGAGGTGGAAGTATGAGTGATGCAATGAAATGTATTCAGAATAAAGACGACACATTTAGTACATACGATGATACCTATGACATTACAATACATTGCGAGACAAAAGAGGAACAGGAGAAAGTTATTGAACGTTTGTCTGCTGACTGGATTCCTGTCAGTGAGAGATTGCCGGAGAAACATAAAGATGTAATTGCAACTGTTAAATATAGTGGTTTTTGTGGAATGTACGGAAGGTGGTTAAAGACAGCGTTCATTGATGACTATGGTGAATGGAATGGAGAATGTATAGGCGGTGAAGTTATTGCATGGATGTACTTGCCAAAACCATATATATAAGGAGGACTAAATGGGAAGATGTAAATTAGAATGTCCGGACAACGAAACAGAATGTTGCATCTGCTGTACTAAACAGGATTCCTGTCAGAGCAGATGTGATGATATGGGCAGTTATGAATATGCGGAGGAGTGTGAAGATTATGAGACTGATTGATGCGAATGCAATGAATGAAGAGTTATTTTACAAGCAAGTTGGAGGAAAAGACAGTTTAATTACGGCAGAAAGTGCGTTTAAAATGATTGACGCGCAGCCGACCGCCTATGATGTGGAAGCAGTTGTGGAGCAGTTGGACACATACATAACAAAACTGGTTGGAAGAAATGCTGCACTATATCAGACGGTTATGCAAATCGTGAAAGGTGGTGGAAATTGAATGGGTAGATTAATAGATGCAGACGAATTAATCAAATACATCAAAATTTGGGAAATTGGGATGAGTATTAGTTCTGACCAGAAAGAATTTATTAATTGTGTCAATGAACAATTTACAGCTTTTGATTTAGATAAGGTTGTGGAGCAGTTAGAACAATTAAAAATGAGATATTTCTTAACAATTGCAAATACGGGCGATGCCGATAAAGATTGTGCTTACAAAAATATTGCAAATACAATTGATAAAGCAATCGAAATTGTGAAAGGCGGTGGAGTTGAATGAGTAACGTATCAGTCGAAACATTAGAAAAGCTAAGAGAAGACATGGTAGGAAGAAGATATAAGCACTTTAAAGGAAGAATCTACATCGTAAATGATATTGCTGTTCATACAGAATCAGATGAAATTATGGTGATTTACAAGTGCTTTGCAGACCCATTTGTGACATGGTGCAGACCGTTAAGTATGTTTACGAGTGATGTGGATAGAATCAAATATCCAGATGTAAATCAGAAGAAAAGATTCGAACCACTTTCTGAGCAGGAGGTGTAGAACGCATGAGAGAAATTCTTTTCAAAGCAAAGCGGATTGATAACGGCGAGTGGGTAGAGGGATATTACCTAAGAGATCAATATCACATAGGGGGAAAGGACATTATTTTTTATCGAAAGGATTCAGATCGGTTTACAGTATACATTGATAGAATTGATATAGAAACCCTCTGCCAGTCCACGGGACTTTGCGACAAGAACGGGAAGAAAATTTGGGAGAATGATATATTTCAATACACAGATGAAACAATGGTAACCCAAAAAGATTTAATCGAATATAACGAAACCCATGCGTCATTTGTACGACTTCGCAATACAGAGAAGTTAGGTCTGCAATACTTATGGATTGATGAAGCTACTTGTAATCATGGAGAGGTTATTGGAAATATTTTCGACAATAAAGAATTATTACAGGAGGAACACAAATGAGTAGTGCAAGCGTAAGATTCGGAACAAAAGCGTATGTATGCGCAAGATATTTTCTTAGACCGGGAAAGTGCTTCAAATATATCGACCAGCGTGGCGACGATGTTACAGAACACGTCTACGAGGTCATGGCGTTGTATCCGTACTGTGTCCTGTTAAGAGATACCAGAAATGGAGTCAGAACTTGTCCGGGATATAACACTTTGAGCCTGATGTTGAGAGGAAGTGAAGCGAGTGAGTAAATGGTATGTAAGTGTCGGAATGAGCTTATCAATTGATTATGACGATATTGAAGCCGATACAAAAGAAGAAGCTGAGGAAATAGCAAAAACACGGGCATCAGAAGATATTGACTACAATAACTGCGATTGTGAAGTTGACACTATGAGCGTGTGGTCTAGTTTTAAGGAGGAAGAAAATGAGTAAATCAGTATTAGTGATTGATACGCCAGAGAATTGCGGAAAATGTAAATTTATAAGCGAATTTTGGTGCAGAGCAATGGATGGTAGGAGAGTTCCGAACAATGATGTAATCCCCGGTTGGTGTCCATTGAAGCCATTGCCGGAGGAGAAAGAAGAGGAATATTGGAGAACTAAGCCTAGTCTTGCGTGGATTCGAGGTTGGAACACTTGTATTAGCAAAATTACAGGAGGAGTTGATTCTGATGATTAATTTAACAGGAAAAAGCGTGTTTGTAAAGACGCAGGAAGAATATTCTAAAATTTTAAGAATAGCAAGATTACAGGGCTTTAAGTGGTCAGGAGGGAATCATTTAAACGTAATCGATATTCCGCTTCCAAACATGTTGAATTTTTATGATGAAAGAATAGCAACTTATAACAGTGACAAGAAAAAAATGTATGATGCACATGAAATAGTTGCATGTGAAGAAAAAATCGAGGAAGCAATAACCCACGTCAAGTATTTTGCGAATAACAAAGACAGAATGTCATTAACAGATAAAGTTATTGAATCAATGTTATTACTTGCAGATACTGTAGAAAGTCAGATGGAAGAGGTGAAGTAGATGGAGAGATTAACACTTGACGATATGATAAAAGCACTTAGATGTGTTGCTAGTCAAGATAGAGAAGGCGATTGCTACGCAGACCATGAAAACTTCATGCATATGGAGGATGACGAGAATAAACGCATTGTCTGTGAAACTGGCGAGGATTTAAGAGATTATATCAGTGGGAAGGAAGCGGTTGGCTGCCCGTATCATCAAAGCACTTATGGATGTTGTTTTGAAGATGGAGAATCGTATTGGCTGAAAGACGTCGCAGAACTGTTGGAAGAGTTAAAGTCTTATAAAGACTTAGAAGAACATCTACATAAAATATTTGGAGAAGAATCTGCATTTTCTCTTGCTGATGTAATTGATGCTCTGGAAATGAAGCTTTCTGAACCGGATAAGAAACATCCCGTAAACGCAAGAATTTTGACTTACGAAGAAGCGAATAAATGGGAAGAATATAAAGACCTAGAAGAACACGGCTTGCTCGTGAAATTGCCGTGTAAGGTCGGAGATATGGTGTGGGATAACGATTTTGGATATCCGGAATCGTATGAAATAAAAGCATTTTCATATGGATATTGTGACAGCTATGTAGAACCAAGTATGGGAATAGAAGATGAAATTATATTTTATTACGAAAACTATAACGGTTCAATAACAGGAGCTTTTCCAATGAGTGAAATTGGTAAAAGTGTATTCCTCACCCGTGAAGAAGCCAAAAAGAAGTTGGAGGAGATGAAGAATGACAAGACCTGAGATTACAGCAAAACTATCAGCAATGATCGAAAAGAAAATCAATCCTCACAATGATCCACGTATTTATTGGGCGAAAGAAGTGACATTCGATTATTCGACAGATCATGCAGTCAGAGTGGATTATATGCGGTTCGTGCCGGCAAATAATAGTGTGTCCGGGATAGAAAAAGGTGACTGCTATTGTTATGAGGTTAAATCATCAGTTGAAGATTTTCGTTCTGGTCATGGGTTGAATTTTGTTGGTGATTACAACTACCTGGTTATGCCGACAGATGTATGCGCTGCGGTATCCCTTGAAATTCCACATTATGTAGGAATATATGTACCAGAAGCAAATGATCTTACATGCATCAAAAAAGCAAAGCGAAGAAATCGGACAAGGCCTGTGTCTGAAATACTTTTGATGATGTTCCGGTCTGCGAATAGAGATTATAGAAAAGCAGTAAAACAGCTGGAGGAGATGAAGAATGGCTTATAAGTATTTAGACAATGCTGTCAAATCAGTTGAATATCAGCTGAACAGCGCATACAGCCATGGATATTCTGATGGGAAAGAGGATGCGAGAATAGAATATTCGAAGCACGGGAAAATTGTAAAAATGAAAGTGCTAAGCGATAATGCCTTCAACTCTATGTCAGACTACTATAAGTCGTGGTCTGTAAAAGCATGGTGTAGCTGCGGAAAACCACTTAATCGACTGGATTATACATTTTGTCCGTATTGCGGAGGATTAATTGCAAGAGGAGATGAAAAAGAATGATTGAAGTGATAAAAGAAATTTTTATGATAGTGGGAATGTGTGTAGTTGGACTTGCTGTTTGCGTACTATTGTATACAATAATCAACAAATTTAGAAAGTGGCGAAAGAATGGCTGTAAGATTAAATGTCTTTGTAAACCACATGTATATGAAATTGAGTGGCATTGGGTAAATGACGGAGAAACTCTTCTGGTATGCAAGAAATGTGGCAAAAAGAAAACATTGTTTATTGATTTTGATTCCTTTAAGGAAGTAGTGCATTAGGAGAATTAACCATGGAAGAATTAATTGAAATAATTAACTTGGCAATGGAACAGTTCAAGCAGGAATACGGAGATGACGCAAAACTTGAAGATGGAGACGAAATTGTAGCAGTATTAAATAATTGTGCACTCATTGTATCTCTTGAAAATGGTGAACTAAAAACACGATTTATCGGTGGAAAGCCATATTACATTGATAGATCATTAAGTATTTATAGGGAGGATTAATATGAAACCAGAAGAAGCAAAAGATATATTATCCGATATGAGAGACCGGCATTTATGTTTCTTGGGAGATTTAGAAATCAAAGAAGAATGGCAAAAGGAATATTTGAAAGAATCATGGGCGTGTGATTTTGGGGCAAAGGCATTAGAAAAACAGATTCCAATGAAACCAAATAATATCAAATCTATTTTTGATTTTTCTGGCAGATATTATACGACAAAGGGAAATTGCCCAGTTTGTAACAGAGAGGGGCTTTATAAATCAGATTTTTATTGCAACAAGTGTGGACAGAAATTAGATTGGAGTGAAGAAAATGGAAGATAAAACATGCAAAACTTGTATTGAAAACGACAACGGGCTGTGTGACTACAAAGGCATCCTGATAGAGGAAGATGATACCTGTGAAAATCACACAAAAAACCAGATAGACTCTTCAATGGAGGAATTCATCTGAAAATCAATGTGGTAAGGGCGAAAATGCCCTTGCCAGACGGGAAGGTGGCTAAATGACAAAGGTGAGTTGGATTCGATTAGAAATAGATATGTTCGACAACAAAAAAATCCGGCATATCAGAAAACTTCCAGAGGGAAATAATATTGTACTGATCTGGATGATGCTCCTGACGATGGCAGGACGTTGTAATTCAAACGGGATTATTTTTCTGACAGAGAATATCCCATACACAAATAAAATGCTGGCTGACGAGCTGGATTTTGATGAGAGCGTGATCGAACTTGCGCTTACAATTCTTGAAAAGTTCGGCATGATAACCAGAGATGGAACATTGCTTTCAATTCCCGGATGGGAAGAGCATCAGAATATTGATGGGCTTGAAAAAATCAGAGAGCAGACAAGAAAACGAGTTGCCGAGCATAGAAAACGTCAGAAAGAATTGTCGGAAGAAGAACGTATGCCAGAGATTCCAGAACAGATTTCTTGCGAAAAAGATTTAGTCAAGCCCGGAGATGTGCAGAAAGTGGTTGATGAGTGGAATAAGCTTCAGCAGTTCGGGATTCAGCCAATTGCGCGGATGACAGCAAGGCGAACTCAAATGCTGAAAGCGAGAATCCGGGAATACGGTATGGATAAAGTAATGGAAGCACTGGAAAATGTACAAAATAGTGACTTTCTTATGGGAAAGAAAACTGATTTTATAATAAATTTTGAATGGTTCGTGAAACCGAACAACTTCTTAAAGATACTCGAAAACAAATACCACAACAGGGAGGATATGCGAAATGGAACTGACGCAACTCAAAGAAATGTCGAACCACTTGTCCCACTTGGAGAATGGAACGGAGAAGAATCAGACACCCCGTTCGCTTGAATGTCCTGAATGTGGGAACAGCGGGTGGAGATGGGTAAGAGATGCAAGCGGTATTCCCTATTGTGAGGAATGCCCTTGCGGAATCAGGAAGAGAATAATCCTTGAAAATCAATTGAAATTTGCAGAGCTTCCAAACGTGTTTAAAGGCTCAAATTTCAACGATTTGAAGTCAAGTGTATATTTGAATGCTGAGAGCCGAAAGGTATTTTCTCAGGCGGCTCAGGCGGTAAATTACTGGTTTAAAAATCTTCCTGATATGCAGAAGAAGGGAATAGGACTATATCTTTTCTCAAACGCAAAAGGTTCTGGCAAAACCAAAACAGTATGCAGCTTGGCGAATGAAATCATGAAGAAATACCAGAAACCAGTCAAGTTCACCACATCCCTAAGAATCCTCGATGAGATCAAGAATACATGGGGAGACAAAGGGAATACGGAGGGAAAGTTGATAGAGGATTTGTCCAGAACAGAAATCCTTATCATTGATGACTTCGGCGCTGATTCTGGAAAAGAATGGATTAACGAAAGATTCTATAGCATTTTCAACGGGCGGTATGTCGACAGGAAAATCACTATATTCACAAGCAACTGTCAGATATCAGAACTGAAATATGATGAAAGAATTACCAACAGGATTCTGGAGCGGTCGCTCGAAATCCCGTTTCCGGAAGAATCCGTCCGGGCACATATGGCACAGCATATCAGAATGGAAATGGTACAGGGGATGCAAAAATGAGGACAATAAGTGAGATGTACAAACGTTCCGGTGGAACTGCATATCAGCATACATGTTCAGAATGCAGATTTTTCCGGGATGGGAAGAGAGGAAAATGTCTGATGTACGGCGCTGATCGGTACTGGCATGGAAATTTTATTGCCTGTAAATTCTTCAATCTTGAAGATGATATGCCGGAAGGACAGATGAATATTTTTGATTATGTGTGAAAGAAAGGAGGAACGAGGAACCGCTGGCCAGCGAAAGGATATCCCGGTTCCTCCTTATTTTTTATGAATAATGACGACTTGAAATATGCAATTGAGAATGGTATCATCAATTTGTCTCACATACAAGAGCAAATTGAAATGAATAAAAGGGAAGAAATTTTAAAAGAATACAGGGACAGCATGTGGAAAGCATCGGACGGATATTGGAAAATCCGTATGACTTATGATGAAACCGGGCAAAGGAAAATGTTCAAGCGTAAGTGTAAGCAAGACCTGGAAGATTTGATTGTAAAGACTCACCGGGAAAAGATTGAGAATCCAAAGATCAAAACCATATTTGAGGAATGGGCGCAGCGTAAATTTGACTTAAAAAAAATATCTGTGCAGACTTACCAAAGATATCATCAGGATTTTGTTCGTTTTTTTGGAACACTTGGTGAGCAGAAAATCAGAAACCTTGAACCGGGTGATATCAGCAATTTCTTGGAAGAACAGATCAGCAAACACAATTTGACCGCTAAAGCCTTTTGTAATCTCAAAACAATTACCAGAGGTACCCTAAAATGGGCAAAGCGCAACAAACTGATTGACTGGAATGTGCAGGAATTATTCTATGACTTGGATGTCACCGATAAATCTTTCAAAAAAATCATCAAAGAAGACTCTAAGGAAGTTTTTAATGATGCAGAGATGAGAAGAATCATAGAATATCTGAAAGAAAACCAGGATATTGTAAATCTTGGAATATTGCTTATGTTTGTAACCGGCCTGAGAGTTGGTGAGTTAAGTGCTTTGAAGTGGGAGGACTGGGATTCAAACACCGGAATAGTCAAAATCCGAAGAACCGAAGTCAGACATTACGAAAACCACAAGGGAATTTTCGAAGTCAAAGATTTTCCGAAGACCGAAGCCGGAATAAGAAATGTAGTAATTCCACAGGGGTGTGCATGGATTATTCAAAAGCTCAGGAATATGTCCGTATTTTGCGAATATATATTCTTTACGGACGGGCACAGGATAAACACCTATTCATTCAGAAACCGGCTCCGGACAGTATGCAAGAACACTGGATGCGTTCAAAAATCACCGCACAAAATACGAAAAACCTATTGTACAATCCTCTTAGACCACAGCGTAGATAACCAGATGGTAATATCACAAATGGGTCACGCCAATATCTCATGCTCAGAAACTTATTATCACCGAGACCGAAAGAATCTTCAAAAAAAGCAAAAAATCATGGACAGCATAGATGAATTTATGGTAGTATCGAGATAGTTTTTGGTCATTTTTTAAAAGAGGGAACAGCTAGGGAACAAAAAGGAACACCCTGGAAAAGTTAGAAATGTTGATTTTATGGGAAAGATAGCAGTTTAAAGATACGTTCGATTCCCGTACTGGCTGCTACAAAATAGTGAGAATTTAACCAGAGCTTAGG